GGGACGAATGGGCTTCGGCAGAAAACAAGATGCGTGCCTTTTTTCGCTCTTTTTCTCATGCGAAGGTTTCTCTTGAAGAGAACTGTTTTTTTGACATGGTGCCGGATAAGTTTCTGCTTGATTATTATGGGATTAGGAACGAAATAACGAAACATGCGCTCGAGGTATGTGAAAAGCAGAGAAATTATGATTTCCTTTCATCTGTGCATGAAATGATAGAAACGATAGGAAACCAAAAGCTCAGTATAGACGCAAAAGCTCTAAACAAAAAGTTACATCAAATTAAAACAAGGAGCTTTTCACAAAAACTGGTAAAAATTAGCCCCTATGTGCGATATAATATGTTTGGTTCTAAAACGGGACGCCTGACAAACGTAAAGGGATACTTTCCGATATTGACGATGGATAAAGAACATCGCTGCGTTGTCAAGCCTAAAAATGACTTGTTTGTGGAGCTGGATTATAACGGTGCAGAAATCAGAACATTGTTGGCTCTTTCAGGCAAAGAGCAGCCAGAAGGGGATATACACCAGTGGAATGTGAGCAACGTAGCCAATGGAACAATCTCGCGAAATGAAATGAAAGAGAGATTTTTTGCATGGCTCTACAATCCCACTGCGCGAGACGAAATGATAGAAAAATATTATGATAGAAACGTGTCAGATGATTTTTGGGATGGAGAAACTGTTACGACTCCATACGGAAGAGACATGGCAGCAGATAAGCACCATTCTCTAAATTACTTGATTCAGTCAACGACAAACGACTTGGTTTTGGAAAATGCATTGAAGATATTTGAGTACTTGTCAGACAAGGAAACAAACATCGCTTTTACGGTTCATGACTCTGTGGTTCTGGACTTTAAGGCTAGCGAATTTAAGAGTCTTTTGCCTATTGTTGAGCTGTTTGAGAACACCAGATTCGGCAACTTTAAAGCAAATATCAGTGCAGGCAAAGATTACGGGAACCTTAAGGAGATGTCATGCAAACGATAATTGGCATCGGCACTGTCGGGTGCAATATAGCTAGAAAATTTGAAAACTACACACAATACAAGGTTCTCAAAGTTGATTCTGAAGACATAAAAGAGAAAAAGTATTTAAAGCTTCCAGTATATGAGTCTCCCGAAGAGTATGAAAACTACGACGTTAAGACTGGTAATTTCTTCAGAGGAGTCTCAGACGAAGAGGTATTGATTATCCTTTGTGGCGCCAGCACCACATCTGGGATATCGCTGGTTTTGATGGAGAGGCTAGTGAAGAAGGGGTGTAATATTCAAGTTTTGTACATATACCCAGAAATTGATTTGATGGGGGAGTCTAAAACCCTGCAAGAAAAGGTTACCAGAAATGTTCTGCAGCAGTATGCCAGATCTGGCGCTCTCAACAGAATATATATGATATCCAACATGGAGTTGGAGAAGATGGTGGAAAACATAACGATAATGAACTATCACGATAGCTTAAACGAGATGTTGATATCGACAGTTCACATGATTAACGTCTTCAATAACACAAAGTCAGTATCTGACACTTTTTCTCGCCCTGTGCCTTCAGCGAAAATTTCTACTTATGGTTTTGTCGATTTTCACACAGGAGAAGAAAAATTGTTTTTTCCTCTTGACAATATGAGAGAAATCAAGTACTATTATGGTATACCTAAGAGCAAGCTGGAGACTGAGGTGCACCTCTTTAGAAAAATCGTAGATCAAGTAAAATCTAGAAAAACAGATAATATAAAAGTGAGTTACGGCATATTCGCGACAGATTATGAAGATGAATATGTGTATATGGTGGCTCATTCTTCCAGAATTCAAGAAATCGAAAAAAGTTAAAAAAGTCCTTGACATCTGAAAGTGGATGTCATATAATAGTTGCAGTTAGTCGGGAAATTTGCCGACTTGCTTTAGCCCATTGAGCAAAAAAATAAGGAGAACAAAATGGCTATTGATATTGAGAAGATGAAACAGAAGCTGAACACTTTGCAAGGCAAGGATGGAGGCAAGAAAGTTTTTTGGCGTCCGAATGATGGAGAGAACAACCTTCGTATCGTTCCGACAGCAGATGGCGATCCCTTTAAGGAGCGCTGGTTCCACTACAATGTAGCAAAAGGAGGGTTCCTTTGTCCGAAGCGTAACTTCGGCGATGCATGTCCTGTTTGCGATTTTGGTAACAAGTTGTGGAATGAAGGCACAGAAGAGAGTAAGAGGCTTGCAAAGGATATGTTTGCAAAGCAGCGCTTCTTTTCTCCTGTCTTGGTTCGCGGCGAAGAGAACGAAGGTGTGCGAGTTTGGGGATATGGCAAGACAGCCTACCAGAAGCTCCTGAACATTGTTTTGGATCCCGACTATGGTGATATCACCGATCCAGATGATGGAAACGATCTTAAGATTATGTATGGTAAGGCTCCTGGCGCGTCTTTCCCGACGACTGACATTCGCCCACGTCCTCGTAAGACGGTGTTGTGCGATGATAACGTTGGCGGCGAAGAGCGTTGTGCGGAGTTGCTTGAGACTGTTCCGAACTTCGAAAATCTCTTCGAGCGCAAGACGACAGATGAGGTAAATCAGCTTTTGGATACCTTCCTGTCTACTGACGGTGGCACCGGAGAAGTCGAGCGTTTTGGTAACACTACCACTACGACTACTACGACAACGGGTGGAACGGATGCTGTTGAGGCAGCATTCAACGATTTGCTCAACAGTTAAAGTACTGTCCGCAGGGAGGCACGGGGTTACAGGTGTCTCACATATTGTTGAACAACTCTAGGAGAAAACGGTGGCAAAAATAACCAAAATTAAGACTGGCAAGGTTTCGTTTGAACAGATGAAGTCTCTTGTCAACAAGAGAGCGGGCTCCACTGTTGCATACAGTCTTAAGGAAGACAACCCGACAGCTGTAAAGGACTGGATTCCAACTGGCTCACGCTGGCTAGATTCCATTACATGCAAGGGCAAGCTTGCAGGCATTCCAGTAGGCAAGATATCAGAGATTGCTGGACTGGAGTCAACTGGTAAGAGTTTTATGGCGGCTCAAGTAGCTGCGAACGCCCAAAAGATGGGAATTGACGTTGTTTACTTTGATTCCGAATCTGCAATTGATCCTGACTTTCTAGAGCGCGCAGGTTGCGACTTAGACAGGCTTTTGTATACACAAGCTCAGTCTGTTGAGTTTGTACTTGAGACGATTGAGGACTTGTTGTCTACTGGTAATCAGCTTTTGTTTATTTGGGACTCGCTGGCGTTAACGCCATCGGTGTCAGATATTGCGGGAGACTTTAATCCCAACGCAGAAGTTGGTAAGAAGGCAAGAATCTTGTCTAAGGGGATGTCCAAGTTGGTTGTTCCGATTGCCAATGCAGATGCAACTTTGCTGGTTCTCAATCAACTGAAGACAAATATTACTCGTTCGCCATCTGAGGCACTAACAACGCCTTACATGACGCCGGGAGGAAAGTCTTTGCCGTACTCCTACTCTTTGAGAGTGTGGTTGACGGGCAGAAAGGCAAAGGCGTCATTCGTGAAGGACGAAAACGGGTTCCGCATTGGCTCAGAGGTGAAGGCGAAGATTGAAAAATCTCGTTTCGGCACTGCTGGCAGAACGTGTAATTTTAAGATTTTGTGGGGAGATAATGGAGATATCGGCGTTCAGGATAAAGAAAGCTGGTTTGACGCCATTCAAATTTCTGAAAACCTTAAACAAGCAGGCGCTTGGTTTGCGCTCGTTCATGAAGATGGGACAGAGGAGAAATTTCAGCGTAAAGGCTGGTTAAAGAAGCTGGAAGACGAAAAGTTTTCGAACAGAGTCTTGCAGATTATTGATGAAGACGTTATTAAGAAATTTTCCGATAGAACTGGAAAAGCTTCCGACTTTTACGAAGCTGAAGAGACTGAAGTCAAGGACTAATAATCCCGCTCAAAGTTCTTGACTTTTTCAACCACCTCTGGTATTCTACCAGAGGTGGTTTTATTTTAGGAGTATAAATATGAGAATAATGGTAGTAGATGCATTAAACCAGTTTTTGAGATCGTACATAGTTGATCCAAGCATGTCGTCGAATGGACAGCCCATCGGCGGCTCGAAGGGATTTCTTAAAATCCTCAACAAACTGACAAGAGAGATTAAACCAGACAAGATTTTTGTTGTGTGGGACGGCGAAGGTGGATCCGCGCGAAGAAAGACAGTTAATAAGAATTACAAGGCAGGCAGGAAGCCTTTGCGCCTAAACCGTGATATCCGTAACATGACGGAACAGGAAGAGGAAGAAAACAAAACATGGCAGCAAGTCAGAGTACTGGAGTACCTGAATCAAACGCCTGTGATTCAGTTTTTGGAACCTCATGTTGAAGCGGATGATGTCATTGCAGCGATAGTGCAACATCCATCGATGCAGGAACACCAGAAGGTAATCGTGTCGTCTGACAAAGACTTTATTCAGCTACTGGATGATAAGACGATATTGTATCGCCCCACTCAAAAGCAAGTGTTGAACAAGAAAGCGGTAATTGAAGAGTATGGCATTCATCCAACTAATTTCGCTCTTGCGAGAGCTATTGTTGGGGATTCTAGTGATAACCTCGCTGGACTTAAGGGTGTCGGTTTAGGCACTGTTGCAAAGAGGTTTCCCTTCCTTTCCGAAGGGAAGACTTACTACTTGAATGATTTGGTTGAGACTTGTCAAGAGCAAGAGTCGCCCCTAAAGGTGCACCACTCCGTAGTGGCAGAGCGGAAGCTCATTGAGCAGAACTACAAGCTAATGCAGCTTTACTCCCCTTCTTTGCCTGTGCAGACGCACAACAGGATTAGAGAGGTGATGGAGGGTTTTGAACCAGAGTTTAATAAGAGCGGCTTGAGAGCAGAGATGCACAAGGATGGAATAGGGGAAGTATCTTTAACAGACTTGTTTGTAGCGTTTAACAGGTTTGTGTCAGATTACAGAAAAAGTGCTTGATTTTTTCTGCGATATAAGTTAGAATAAGACATTCAATTAAGGAAAAATCATGAAAAATGAGCGGGAAGACTTTTCCAAATTCGGGAAGTCGTTTCAAGAGGACTTGTGTCAGCTAATGCTGACGGATCGTCCTTTTGCAGATCAGATGTTCGAAGTGTTCGACACAAATTTTTTAGAGCTTAAATACCTCCGAACGTTTGTTGGGCTCATTCGAAACTACAGGGACAAGTACAATGTCCAGCCAACACAAAAAATTATGTTGTCTCTTTTGCGTACGGAACTCAAAGAGGAGTCCGAACCTATTCGCATTCGCATTAGGGATTACTACACTAGAGTCATCTCAACTCGTCTTGAGGTAGAGGGCTCAGAGTATATTAAGGATCAGGCTCTTGACTTTTGTAGAAAGCAGAAGTTGAAGGAAGCCATGATCAAGTCGGTAAGCCTGATTAAGCGTTCGTCCTTTGAAGAGATAAGCAAGGTTATCAATGATGCTATTAAGCTTGGAAGCGATAATAACTTTGGATATGATTACTTTCTGGATTTCGAGAAGCGTTTCGAGCTGAAGGTAAGAAATCCAGTCTCTTTCGGATGGAAAGAATTGGATGAAATCACAAAGGGTGGACTGGGCAAAGGCGAACTTGGAGTCGTCATTGCTCCCACCGGCGCCGGAAAGAGTATGGTTCTTGTGCATCTCGGAGCCCAAGCTCTCAAACAGGGAAAGAACGTTATCCACTATACTTTGGAGTTGGCGGACACAGTTGTGGCAAACAGATACGACAGTGCTATCACTGGCATTGGATTGTCAGACTTGAGAGCATTTAAAGAGAAGGTGTACGAGGAGATTCAAGAAATTGAAGGAAAACTGATAGTAAAGGAGTATCCAACCCGCTCAGCGTCCATTCAAACGATAAAAAATCACTTAGAAAAGATGAAACTTAGAGGCTTCGAGCCTGATTTAATAATCGTAGATTACGGAGATTTAATAAAACCAGCTTCTTCATCAAAAGATGAGAAAAGACATCAGCTGGAAACTATTTATGAAGAGTTACGAGGTTTAGCGCAGATTTATGAGTGCCCCATTTGGACAGCTTCCCAAACCAATCGATCCGGACTTAACGCCGAAGTTATAACTATGGAGTCAATCTCCGAAGCATTTAATAAATGCTTCGTTGCTGATTTTATATTTACTGTTTCGAGAACGATTAAAGATAAGGGCACTAACGGTGGTAGGATTTTTGTAGCAAAAAACAGGAACGGTCCAGATGGAATTATACATCCAATATTTATGGACACTAGTAACGTAAAAATCAAGGTTTTACCACCTACAGATGAGACAGTAAATGATATTGTGGAAAAAGCAGCGAAACACCAGATGGAATTGTTGAAAGAGAAATATAAGGACTTTAAAAAAGGGGGAACGTGAGAAATGAAAGAGCTATCTAATGAAATTTTATCCGACATTACTGTGCATATGAAATATGCAAGGTTTTTGCCTAAAGAAAACAGAAGAGAGACTTGGAATGAATTGGTGACTAGGAATATGAATATGCACCTTAAAAAGTATCCGGGCTTAGAACTTCAGATTCGCAAGGCATACAAGTTGGTTTATGATAAGAAAGTTCTTCCATCTATGCGTTCAATGCAGTTTGGTGGCAAGCCAATAGAGATTAACCCTTCAAGAATTTTCAACTGTGCTTTTGTCGCGTTAGACGATTATCGAGCTTTTAGTGAGGCGATGTTCTTGCTACTCGGCGGCACCGGAGTCGGATTTTCTGTACAAAAGCATCACATAGAGAAGTTGCCAGAGATTAGAAAGCCAACTTCAAGTAGAACGTACCGGTATCTCATTCAAGACAGTATTGAAGGCTGGGCCGACGCCGTAAAGGTTTTGATGGAAACCTACTATGGTTATAGGAGTAGTCATGTTCGCTTTGACTACGGGGATATCAGGCAGAAAGGGGAGAGGCTTGTTACTTCTGGAGGCAAAGCCCCCGGCCCACAGCCTCTCAAGGAGTGTTTGCTGAAAATTAAGGGAATTTTAGAAAACAAGGAAAACGGACAAAAGCTCGAGCCCATTGAGGCGCATGATATCATGTGTCATGTGGCGGATGCAGTTCTTGCAGGTGGAATTCGCAGAGCAGCAATGATATCCTTATTTTCAGCAGACGATAGTGAGATGATAGCTGCTAAGACTGGAAACTGGTGGGAGAAGAATCCGCAAAGAGGCAGGGCTAACAATTCGGTGGTTATTCTGCGACATAGAATAACAAAAGAAACCTTCATGAGCCTGTGGGAGAGAATTCAAGCCTCCGGCGCTGGCGAACCAGGATTCTCTTTTACGAATGACAAAGAAAGAGGATTTAATCCGTGCCATGAGATATCTCTGAGATCTTGCCAGTTTTGTAACTTGACAGAAATTAACGTTAGCGAGATAGAAAATCAGAAAGATTTTGAAGAGCGTGCTCGAGTTGCCTCTTTCATCGGAACATTGCAAGCTGGGTATACTGACTTTCACTATTTACGCCCCGTGTGGCAGGTTAACACAGATAAGGACGCCTTATTGGGCGTCAGCATGACTGGCATCGCATCTGGAACTGTCTTGGAGCTTGACATGAAGGCTGCGGCAGCTGTGGTAAAGAAGGAGAATGTCAGAGTGGCGAAGCTCATTGAAATATCTCCAGCTGCTAGAACTACGTGTGTAAAACCGGCAGGTACAACATCGTTAGTGCTTGGAACATCGAGCGGTATTCACGCCTGGCATAACGATTATTACATCAGGAGAATCCGCGTGGGAAAGAACGAGCCTATATATTCATTTTTGGCTAGAAGTCACCCAGAGCTGGTGGAAGACGAATACTTTCGTCCTCACGATACTGCAGTCATCTCCGTCCCGCAAAAAGCCCCAGAGGGGGCTATCCTTAGAGCAGAGTCTGCTCTGCAATTGCTTAAGAGGGTAAAGCGTGTTACGGAAAACTGGGTTTTTCCCGGCGGCGGCAGAGGACCGAACAATCACAATGTTTCGGCGACTATTTCTCTTAAGGATTCTGAATGGACAGACGTTGGAGAGTGGATGTGGGAAAACAGAGAGTCATACACTGGGCTTTCTGTCCTTCCTTATGATGGGGGCAACTATAAGCAGGCTCCGTTCGAAGATTGCTCAGTGGAACGTTACGACGCTCTGATGGCGTCCCTCAGTGGAGTCGACTTAACAAAAATAACAGAAGAAGAAGATAATACGGATTTGGCTGGCGAAGCAGCATGCGCCGGCGGAAGTTGCGAAATAAAGTTTCTTTAGAGGTAATTATAGTATGGATACAATACACAACAACTGGCAAAAGTTCTTACTCAAAGAGGAGATAGAGAAGTATATTGAAGCAGGGGAGATAGAGCTGTTTCGTTTTTCAGGTAGAGACATGGATGTAATACCATTAGACCCGGAAAAGTTTCGAAGCGCAAGAATGTCTTATAGTAAAAATGACTATAATGTTTCTTCTTTTCCAAGAGTGTTCTTTTATTTAGATCCATCACATTTAGAAACTGTTGTGGCAGGTTCGAAAAACAACCTTTACTCTGTTAAGGTTCCAGCTTCTGACATATATGATTTGGTTGAAGATCCGGAAGATTTACTACATAAGTCGAAAAAAGCATCAGGAATGGTGGTGCCCAATTTGGACAAAGTTTTGAAGTCTCTTGCGAAAGAGGATAAGCCTGGACTCTATCCAGAATACTTTACCCCGATAAGGGATGAAGATGCGAAGAGATATAAGGGTGTCTATTACCGAATAAACCAAGGAACAAAAGATATTGTTGTTTGGTTTGATAATATAGAAGCAACAAGAATAGAAAGAGAGAGTTTATGAATATTGGCGAAGTGGTGTATAACGAGTGGCATGGAATTAGAAGATACGGTGTAGTAACGTCCCTCGAGGAAAGAGACGAAGGCTTGACTGTCCCGTGGACTTACGCTAGGGTTAAGTGGTTCAATGATAAACCATATGAGATGGCAACAGAGAACACAAACAAGTTAAGAAACGACAACTCAGATATCTACAAGACGAATTATCGAATTGACAAGATTCGTCATATCGATATCGAGAGGGAATTAGACACGTTATCAAAAATAAAGGAATATCTTGAATTAGAAGGAATTAAGTGATATGATGGAAGAGGTTATAGGCATATGGAGAAAGTTCATTTCTGAATCTTCTCTATCTAGGGTTCACAAGCACATGGAAGAGCGAGAAACAGCAGTTATAACGGCTTTTCGAGGCGATATAAAGGACTTTTCTAAGTGCACAGAGCGTTCAGACACGCCAGGGGAAGAGGACACAAATCTTTCACGCAATCGTGATTTAAAGGCAGCACTGTTGTCTTTGGGTTACGGAGTTACAAAAGCAAAAGGATCATACATTGAGAATTTTAACACTCCGGAGGCTTTTGAGGTTAGCGAGGACAGCATGTTTGTGGTAAACCTTGAAGAGGATCCTAGCTTTGCAAACTCTATAACAACTTTGGGAGAAAAATACTGCCAGGATTCTGTTTTGATAATTCCGAAAGGAGCAAAGGGAGCTTACCTGATAGGCACCAACAATTCGGAGTTTCCTGGTTATGGAAACAAGATAGAAGTCGGAGAGCGCGACTTCGGAAGAGAAAAAGAATTTATGACAAAGGTTAGAAACCGTCCCTTCACGTTCGGCGAAGGGCTCGAAACATATAAGAAGCTTTCTAGAAACGAAAGAATGGCAGTTAAGGCAATTGCTAAGAAAGTTTTAAAAAACACTTGATTTTTATCTAAATTAGTGTTAATATAATATTACAAAATAAAACAGTTAAAGGAGTTTTAACATGGGTGCGAATTTGTCTATTGTGAGTAACGACGAAACAACTACGATGAGTGTGGAACAAAAAGAAGTCCATATCACAAGCTACATTAAAAACATGGCGGCGATTGAAGACGCAATGGAGCCATATAAGGAGTCTAAGCGAGATCTCAAGACTAACTTTATCGAAAATGGATGGCTTAGCAAAGAGGAGATTTCGATGGCTGTGAAAGCTTATCGAATGATGAAGAATAATACGGATATTGAGCAATTGCTGGATTTCTACCAGCACGTCAAGAAGACTGTAGAGGTAAACTAATGATTTCTCCCTCTCTTAAGCCAGTTAACCGGCATCTGCTGATTGTTCCTCACTTTAAGAGAGAGGAGCCAAACGAAAGCGGAATTCTTTTACCAGAAGATTATAAGCCGCGAGAAGATAGATACATCACTGCGACTGTTGTGGATGTCGCACAAGATTGTGCTGAGCCTTTTCAAAAGCTTCGGAGGGGGACTTTCGCTGAAAAGACTATCGTCGTCGACATGTCGATGATAGAAGAGGTGAGTGTGCAAGATAAGACTAATCATCTTATTTTGGAAAATTATGTTGTAGGCTTACTGCGAGGGATTGAATGAGAATTGAACTGTTTGACGACGCCATCGGCGCCGTAGAGTATATATCCCACATGGGCAGTGACTTATCGGTGGTAAACGCCGCAAGAGTATCTTTTGGTACAAACAAGGAAGAACTAGATGGCAAGGACGTGAAGCTCATCAATTATTTGATGAAGCACAACCACACTAGTCCTTTTGAGCATTGCGCTGTAACGATGAGGTTTACAGTGCCCCTGTTCATAAGGAGTCAACATCACAGACATCGAACTTGGGCGTACAATGAAATTAGCAGAAGATATACTTCTATTGATATGGACTTTTATGAACCAAAGGAGTTCAGAACTCAGCACGAGTCAAATAGACAGGCTAGCAACGATGAACTAATCAATCCCAACATTAGCACTTCTGGCGGGAATGGTTTATACCCGCCTAGTGTATATTTGGCATCTGATGCAATATTGGATCATCACACTAGCAGCCTAAAGCTTTATGAGGAACTCTTGAACGCGGGAGTTTGCAGAGAACAAGCAAGGGGTGTATTGCCTCAGAACTTGTATACTCAGTATTATGGGACAGTAAATCTCCACAATTTATTGAAATTTATTAGTTTACGATCACACTCCGGTGCCCAGTGGGAGATACAGAGAGTCGCAAGCGCTTGCCTAGACATCGCGGGAAAATTTTTCCCAGAGTCTGTAAAGGCATACAAGGAAACACATACGGAGAAGTAATGAAGAACTTTTTATTTTTATTGATGGCTATGTCTTTGCTAGCGTGTGAAGACGCTGTAAGCGAGCCTGAAAAGGGCAGGATTGGAGATAGCGGAAATACGTTCGGTAGCGGTAATGTTTCCGACGCGCGTTTAAGAATAGTGGATGCTGAGCCTGAGCCTGAACTGGATATGTATGTGAGAATCATCGATGCCCGTCCAGTTGTGGATGCTGTCATCGACGCTGCTCCGCCACCAATAGTATGCGAAAGGTTCGGAGCCCGCGAGGCTTGTGCGCTACCCAACCTCACTGGGCCATGTGGGGAAGGGGAAAGGATTTGTCAGTCAACTATTTGGACACAGTGTACTCAAGTAAACTTTCCTAGAATGGAAGTCTGCGATGAGCTGGACAACGACTGCGACGGGGCTTTGAACGAGTCTCCCCAGCAATTGGGTGCTGGTGCTCAATCTCCTACTTTGTTTAGGAGCTGTTACGAGGGACGTCCAGGATCTTCAAAGAACGGCGTATGCCGCCCTGGCATATCTATCTGTAAAGAACTTTCCATTACAACTGATGCTGGTGTCGAAATGCATTATGGTTACGGAGAGTGTGAAAACCAGGTAGTGCCGTCTGCAGAGGAGTGTGATTCGTTGGATAATGACTGTGACAACGGTGTTGACGAAGGTGTTCTAAATATTTGCAACCAGTGCGGAGAGGACCCAATTGAGGTGTGCGACGGCATTGACAATGATTGTGACGAGAGTGTTGACGAAAACCTATTAAACGTTTGCGGCGAGTGCGGCGATGATCCTGTTGAGGAGTGTGACGGGCTCGACAACGACTGCGACGGCTCTATTGATGAGCTTCTTTTGAACGCATGCGGCGATTGCGGCGAGCTGCCGAGGGAGTTGTGTGACTTCGAAGACAACGACTGTGACGGTGCGATTGATGAAGACTTCGAACCAGGCGCATGCGATTGCGATCATCCGGATTATGTACCCCAGTCTGAAATCTGCAATGGCATCGACGAAGATTGTGATGGCTTTATTGACGAAGGGCCCGACGGTGGGCCTTTGACAAAGCTCTGCTCAACAGACATGCCTAATGGAGAAGTAATTCTTTATGAAAGAAGGGAGGACGGCCCAAATTACGTAGCAGGAGATTGTCGCCTGGGCGCTGCGTTCTGTGAGTCGCGCCGCGACGCCCAGGGCGAGCTTGAGTATGGATACCTTGAGTGTTTACAAGAAATCCGCCCTGGTGTCGAAAGATGCAACGAAGAAGACGATGACTGTGATGGCGATATCGATGAAGACTTCGAGCAGGGCATGGTGGCAGTCATGATGGTTATTGACGTTTCCGGCTCAATGCAACAAGATGAGTTGTGGGCAGCTTTTGACGCGACTAGAAATACCGTCGAAAGACTCTTTAACGACGGCATCATCGATGTATGTTACATGCTAGCTGTGGTGGGGAATGACGACATGTTCGACCCGTACCTATATTATCCAGCAGATAACTGCGTACCAGGTGTTGAGGATCCTCCAGTCGTTCCAGTGGAAGACATGCGGGCTGCAATCAGCGGACTTCGAGGATCAATTAATGCCGGAATCATTAATCGCGGCGGCGGCACAGAGAATACTCTTGACGCAATAGGCATGTTTCTCACCGACGATCTCATCGATTGGGATAACGACGGGAATCCAGATGAAGTGCTTTGGAATACAAACCGCCCACAAGCCCAGCTTCAAGGAATCGAAGATGCCTGGCAGGTTGACTTGAGCAGGTATAACCATCGTATCGTCGTCGTGCTAGGTGATGAGAGAGCGCAAGGCGATAACTTTGATGCCTTCGCGGTTCAGCATGCAATGTTCATGACTGGTGGTATGGCATTCATCATCGGGCCCGACAACATTTTTGTACGCCAAAGTTATGAGCCGTTGTTTGACGCCGGTGGAGCGTATAGGAATGCCAACGTCGGCGGCCCACCAGGGCAAAACGAACAAGAAGTTGAAGATGCCGTCGCGGAAGCTATAGAAGAAGCTGCCTGTATTCAGGGCCGTGAGAGGCAGCCCGATGCGGATGCTGGCGTCCAAGACGCAGGAGTCCGAGATGCCGGCGTACCTGACGCTATGCCTCCCGACGCAGAGCCCGATGCTGGTGGCGCTGATTCGGGCATGGCATGTTTCGAATCAAAAAAAAAAGAAGCTCCATCATGTGGCGAGAAGTTTTATACGGTGGCTATGAGCTGGCGTCTTTCCCGGATGTGTTTTTAAAATGAGAAAGTTACTTTTATTGTTAATATTGCTTGTTTCCTGCGTTGATGATGCGGCGCCACCAGCGCTCCACGATATCGATGGCAAAGTGCGCGACGTCGCTCTGCCGCCTGTGGATTCAATTATCATACCGGTGCCTACCATTGACGCCATTGCCGAAATCATTGATGCAGCAACACAGCTATGCACTACAGAGCAGTGCGACGGCATTGATAATGACTGTGATGGGAATATTGACGAAGGAGCATATAACTGCGACACCGCTTGTGGCCCCGGTGTCTCACGGTGCATCTCGGGCAGCCTTGTGGAGTGTTCTGCTCCGCAGGTTTTTGAGGAAGCATGCAACAATATCGACGACGACTGCGACGGGATCGTTGACGAAACTATTGCCCGCAATTGCTATTCGGGCCCAGTTAAAACCGCTGGTGTTGGAAACTGCCTGGCTGGAGAACAAATTTGCATGCATGGCACGTGGGGTAACTTTGAGAATGATATTTGGGTAGAGGACTTGTGCCCAGGCGAGGTGATTCCTTCTATTGAGGTGTGTGACGGCGTCGACAATGACTGTGATGGTGTTGTGGACTTTGGCGAAGGCATACGGAATACTGACATTCTATTCGTAGTCGACTGGTCTAGCTCTATGGGAGTGAGAGTAGGTGCGACGATAGAAGCCTTGCAAAGGTTTTCTCGCGAGTTTGCAGATGAAGAGGTTATCCAGTGGGGTTTAATAGTCGGCCCAATAAGGGTGCTTGATCAAGAGAATCCAAGAGATAATTACGAAATGCTTCGCTTGGTTTCTGACATTTCTCCTTTTAATGATTTTTTGAATAGGTTTCTTGAAGTTGATAGGCTTCACGTTGGAGGACTGGAGATGCTTCTCGATGCAGTATATATTGCATTGAGAAATATTAGTCCTATGTTGACAAACGATTTGAATATGTCTAGGTGGACATCTGGTGCGGTATCTTCCCCAGTATTATCTGAGTTCTTTATAAATTGGAGAGAGGGTGCTGATAAGATTATAGTAGTATTCTCGGATGAGCCCGAGAGGACATATATGAATCCCCCAAATACGATACACGCCGTCGGCCCCGCACTAGTTTCTACAGAGGGGTTGAAGATGTACACTTTTGCTCTTGCTTTTTATGGCTGGGATGAATTGGCAGTAAGCACTGGCGGGAGAAACTTTGATTTAACAAGCGACTCGGACAGCATGTATGAAAATCTTATGACAATAGTTTCAGGAGCATGTAGGTGAGAAATCATAAATATGATTTTCAAGAAGTTGTAGTTGGACACAGCCTCTCAGCTGTGAAGCATGCTTATGAAAACAAAATTCCATTAATATTAAATACGAGAAAGAAGCCTTTCCCGTTTGACGAGGTAGAGGAGATTGAGATTCCCGAGCTGCAGCTTAAGACGACTAATGCCGAGACTGCTTGGTCGTTTATGGTTCTGGAGCATGCCATGGCAGGCTTGGTGCCGTTTGGTACATCAATAGACAGCATAAGGTTCGAAAAGGATAAGATGTTTGTCTCTTTGGGCGGAGCGTTCAGTGTTCATGCTAGTTTCAAAAAGTGTTTTATGTTCGACAACGAGAATGTAACCATGGAGGAGTCCTCTGGTGAAGAGGGAGAGAAGTACAGGGTATTTGATTGGTTCAACGTAAGAAGTGGAGCAAAACACGAAATTGATGTGCTGAAAACTTCAGAGCCTTTTGTTAACAAAGTGTATTTTTATAAATCTGAAAGGGTGGACGGAAACAAGAATATTAAAGATTGTGTTTCTGAATCTTTCATGACTAGCGAAGAAATGAACGATTTTGATGCTTCTCCTACTATCGCTAGATTTAAAGTTGAGAAACTCATGAAGAATAGTGGGATAAGGGGAGCAAAAGATGGCACGACGATAGCTGGAAAACAAAAGTTTTTATCGATAAAGCTCGAGCCGACACGGAGAGAGAAATTTTCCATAAGTAAGCTGCAATTTAAAGGGAATAAATATATTGAGATTATGACATCATCAGAAAGAGGGGCATGATGGAGACATGTAACAAGTTGGTAAGAGATAAGGTACCAGGGCTTATAGATAGGGACGGAAGATTTTGTAAATTCAAGATTATTGAAGAGGATGAAAAATATTTGGAGCTTTTAAAGGAAAAGCTGCTTGAAGAGGCGCAAGAGTTCGTAGAGGATCCCAGTATTGAAGAGCTGGTAGATGTATACGAAGTTATTGTGGCGCTGTTAGCATACTCTGAGATTCCACTGAGAGATTTGTTTGAGCTTGCGGTGAGGAAGAGAAAGTATGCGGGGGGATACACTGCAAGAGTGTTTTTGGAAGAGGTAGACGTTGGAGACGGGAAGCAATCTTAAAAACAACTTTCATCTTGCCGGCGTTGTGCCTATTGCAAATTCGAGAGTTGATTATGGGCTACCGTGGCACAGTTCAATGCAAGTGGTGGGTGAGCGGTACTTAGCGGTTGAGAGGGCTATAGTTGAATGTGCGTACGCCGGCTGTGAAACGATATGGTTGGTTTGTAATGACGACATTCAGCCGCTGCTCAAGAAAAGGCTGGGGGACTATATAGAAGATCCGTATTGGCTCAACAAGCACACGTATGTGAAATACCCCTCGGAACACAGGAGACAGATACCGATATTCTATACGCCAATCCACCCAAAAGACAGAAACCGAAGGGATAGTTACGGGTTTAGTGCGCTTCATGGTGCACTAACAGCTTTTATTGTGTCTGACAAAATTAGCAAATGGCTCCGCCCCAGTAGGTACTTTGTCTCTTTCCCGTATGGCATACATGATCCTTCAGTGGTTGCGGGATACAGGAGAGAGATATCCTCCACAAAGCCTTTCTTTCTATCGTATGAGGGTAAGACAGTTCGAGAGGGCTTGCATTTGTCGTTTACGATGAATGCTAAAGAATATAACGAATACTTGTGGAACATGAAGAATAAATGTAGTGGAGGGGACACTACCATCAATCATGAAAAAAGATGGAGTTCGAAGCATTTTTTACTTGACGAAATTTATAATTGTGCTAGAATAGAAGAATCAAATGTCATCGAACTGGATTGGCACTACGACATCGAAACGTGGCAAAAGTATGCGGCTTATGTAGCATCAGAAGAGTTTCGAGAGTTGAGGCACCCTGGAGAGAAGATGTTTAAACATCATGAGTACAGTAAAATTTTATTCAAGGGAGAACGAGATGAAAGAGATTAGAGATTTATACGACGAAATTCCGTATCATATTAAGGACTCTGCAGGTGTGGCTTACACCTTTGAAAGTCTTTCTCATGATAGACAGTTTCTTTTTCAAGAAATTTACAACATGGCAAGATTACCGGATCCTCTCTCAAACGGGGTGGATCTGGTAGAAGAATTAACCGCTATTATGGCTGAACTGGAGAATGTAATTGCCGACATCAGAGACTAGAAACAAGCCCGAAATCCCATTCGTTGGGCTACATGCCCATTCAGTGGCAGGCAGCATCTTTGATGCTCTTGGGTACCCTCAAGAACATATGGACTTTGCTTATGAGAATGGCATGGACGCCCTTGCTCTCACTGATCACGGAAATGCAAACGGCTTGGCGCATCAAGTTCTGCATGCTAAAAAGATGCATGCAGAAGGCAAGAGCTTTAAGCCGATTTATGGCTGTGAGGCGTACTTTATTCCATCAATCGCGAACTGGAAGGAGGAGTATGAAAAGTCAAAGCTGGAAAAGAAGTCCAGAAAGAAGAAGGAAGATGTGCAAAGCGGCACAACGGTTGAGAACGAAGAATCTAAAAAGAAAATAAAATCTATCTTGAATAGACGTCGCCACTTGATTTTGCTAGCTCAAAACCAGGAGGGGCTTAAGAACATTTTTAAGATGATATCGACATCCTACGATGGTGATCATTTTTATCGATACCCTAGAGTGGATTACGCAATGCTTAAACGTCACAGTGAAGGTGTCATCGCTGCATCAGCTTGTTTAGGGGGCATTTATGCCGGTAATTACTGGGAGAACAGAGAGGACGGAGCAGACGCTGTTTTAGATGCGATGAGGACTACAACGCAAAAGATGCAGTCCATTTTTGGTGATAAATGGTATGGAGAGTTGCAGTGGAATAACGTACCAGAGCAACATGACTTGAATCAATACATCATTCAGATGCACCATGAGTTCGGTATCCCACTGCTGTCTACTGCTGACAGTCACTATCCAAACTCTGAAGCATGGAAGGATAGAGAGTTATACAAGAGGCTCGGCTGGCTGGGCAAGGGCTCACCAGAGTGGCTCAGTATGGAACTCCCGATTGAAGTTGAAGAGATTGGTTACGAGCTTTATCCGAAAAACGGAGATGAGATGTGGGAGTCTTATAAGAAGTATTCAAAAGAGAGCGGAGTCGAGTATGACGATGACTTGGTGATGAAGTCCATCACTGAGTCGTACCATATTGCTCACGATAGAATTGAGTCTTTCTTTCCGGATAACACCGTGCGTTTACCAGACTTTGTGGTACCAGATGGGCTCACTGCAACCGACGCTTTAGCAAAGCTCTGTATGGAGGGGGCAAGGATACTAGGATTCGGAGACAATCAGGAATACATTGACAGACTCGATAGAGAGATAGAGGTTATTGATAGCAGAGGGTTCAGTAAATACTTTCTCACCATGAAGGCTATCGCAGATAGGGCAACAAAGAATCAGCTTGTCGGCGCAGGCAGAGGCTCAGCAGCTGGTGCACTAGTCTCATATGCTCTAGGTATTACTCAGGTAGATCCAATCAAGTATGGACTACAGTTTGAGAGGTTTTTAACTAAGGGTGGTTCCGGCTATCCTGATATCGATTACGATGTAAGTTCTCCAATGAGCTTGAAGGAAGAGCTTATTGATGAGTGGGGTGATGACACGGTTGTTCCAATTACAAACTGGAACACCCTGCAGCTGCGCTCATTGATAAAGGACATCTCTAAGTTCTATGAAGTGCCATTCACCGAGGTAAACAATGTTACAGGTAAGATGCTTTTTGAGGCAACCCCCTTAGCAAAGAAGAAGCATGGCATCACGGCAGGAGTGTATGTTCCCACGTTTGAGGAAGTCATGGAATTCTCGGATACGCTGAAAAAATTCTTAGTAAAATATCCGAGAATTAAGACTCACGTGGAGGCGCTATATGGACAAGTACGCTCAGCAAGCCGCCACGCCGGAGGCGTCGTGATAGGTGAGAACCTAGACGAGTGGATGCCAATGATTAACAGTGGAGGTGTTCGACAGACACCATGGAGTGAAGGACAAAATGTACGACATCTGGAACCAATGGGTTTTATTAAATTTGATATTTTGGGACTTGCTTCTCTCAGGATGATAGAGGGTGCCGTGCGGCACATACTGCAAAGGCATGAGGGAATTGAGAATCCTACGTTTGAAGACGTAAGAGCTTTCTACGATAGGCGTCTGCACCCGGAAGTCATCGACTTAGATGATAAGCAGGTGTGGGACAACATCTTTCATGATGGCAAGTGGGTTGGCATTTTTCAGTTTACTGAAAACGGAGCACAGTCTTTTTGTAAGAGGGCAACACCCAACAACATCATTGAGCTTGCAGCTATCACTTCAATTTATCGCCCGGGCCCTTTGGGCGCTGGCGTGGACAAGAAGTTCATTGCAGCAAAGAACGCTCCCGATGAAGTCGAGTATGTCAATGACATCGTGAGAGAGGTGACAGAGGAGACATTTGGCTTCCTCATCTTTCAGGAGCAGATTGCTATGCTGGCTCACCGTCTTGGCAAGGACTTGTCTCTTGACGAGGGCAACAAGCTTCGTAAGCTTTTGACAAAGAAGGGCACAGGCGAAGTGCAAGAGCAGAAGGATAAGATATATTCTAAGTTTCTGGATGGCTGCTTGGAGAAGGGACTTGAGAAGTGGCAAGCGAAAGAGCTTTGGGACACTTTTGAGTACTTTTCGGGGTATGGCTTTAACAAGTCCCATGCCGTATCGTATTGTGTGCTGTCTTTTCAGTGCGCGTGGCTTATGAATTACTATCCTGCTGAGTGGGTAGCAGCTTTCCTCGACAAGGAGCCTGAAACAAGAAAGGAGAAGGCTATTAATGTGGCGAAGGCACACGGGTTCAGTGTCGAGCCGTTGAATATTAACACGTCTGGTTCTGTTTGGGAAATATCAGAAGACGGCAAGACATTGATTCAGCCTTTGACATCTATTAAAGGTTTGGGCGAAAAGGCTATTGAGCAAATAATCAACAATCGCCCATTCAACAAGGTGGAGGAGTTTCTGTTCAACGAGAACATCGTTTACTCTAAGTTAAACAAGAAGGCTCTTGACGTGCTAGCACGTTCAGGTGCGCTTAAGCCTCTCGTCGACGATCGTTTTGAAGGTACGAAGCACTTTTGGAGTGCAGTGGCTGTTGATCGCCCGCGCAAGGAAAAACATCTGGTAGAGAACATCACGAAGTATGCACCAGAGGGTGACTTCACTGAGGAAGAGGAGATTCAATATCTTGTTGACTTAACTGGAGTGTTCCCGTTTAACTTGGTGTTGTCTGATCACATTGTGAGTAGCTTGGAAAAGAACTATATTCCACCTATCTCAGAGTACGATCCTCAGTTGTCTGCTGGTGTTGTGTGGTTCGTGCCCCGTGAAGTTATCAAGAAGAAGACGCGCAACGGTAAGGACTATTATCTGATTCGCGTCATTGATAGCAACAGCGAGACGAACACCATCAAGTGTTGGGGCGTTCGCCCAGGCAAGGACGTGGTTAGGGTTAATCGCCCTTATTTGGCAAAGCTTCAATGGGACGCTCAGTGGGGCTTCTCGACAAGAAGCATCGGAAGAACCTTCAGGATGTTGGCGTAAATAAAACACAAAACAGAAAAACTAAACAAATATTTGAAAAGAGAAAAACAATGAGTAAAACACAAAACATAAAAGCCTTTGAACAATTAGGTGAATATTACGACAAATACCGCACACCAGAATTTATTGAGGCGGCATGCGAAGAGCACACAAGCTTTACCCCCGATGAATTTGAAGACAATAAAAACTTGCTGGCTTTGCCGATTGGTGATGTAGAGTTTGACTATACGAACATGACAGCACAGCCTCGTGGCCAAAACCTCAATCATGACACGGTAACTCGGTACGCTGAACAAGCGAAAAATGGGGTATCTACCAAAGGAAAAAGGTTGTATGGAATCAGGAAGCCAATTGTCGTAATTAGCCCAGAAATACACAAGACTTCTTTTGTTGGAATATGTGGCCACCATAGGTGGAAAGCTGCGATCGCTGCAGAGTGTAAATATATTGTGGCTGAATTGGACACGGAGTACCGTAGTCTGCCTAAGCATGAGCAAACAAGCCGCATGATGAAGGACAACGCACATCCTGAAAATGGAATGCCGAGCAGTGATGACGACATAAAAGATAACTTGAAAACTTACATCCGGAATCACCCCGTTGCGAAAAAGCTAATAGCTATTGGGGTTAAATTAGATAATCCGGCAACGCCAGCTGCAGATCGCTCGAGGTTAAAGTCGGAGGAAAGGAGGCTTAAGGCACTCCTCACGGAACAGGCACTCCCCAGCCTTCAAGCCTGGACTGGAGGTAGGTGGAATGAAAAACGAGCAAAACAGAACATCACTAGAGCGTTGAGTGATTTGAATGTTGTGCATGTGAAAACGAAGATTCACACATACGAAGAAGAGGCACTCAAAGAGATTGCAGAAAATCATAAAAAGTCTCTAGGGGCTCACCACCTAGTTAAGTGGATTAACATCAAGTACGAATCCGCCTATCGGCAGCCCCTCACCGAGATCGATAAGGATCTGGCAGATCATTATAATAAATACCACTTTGACGCAGACGAATACGATGTATTAATAGCCATTAAAGACGCTGGAACTCTTAAGAAGCTTTTCGATATGAGGAAAAAACTCGCTGACAAATTAATCTACATCATGGATTACCGAAACGTGGATAAATCAAAGCCAGTAAAATACAATCTCTTATTCGTGGGGCAATGCTTAGCTGAAGGTATCAAGGAGGAGATTGGAACTCCATATACAGTAAGAGAAATTTCAGACAGGGAGAGGATTTTAAATGAAACTTAAAGTTTACAAAGTTAGAGAGAATGCAAAGCTCCCAGCGAGAGCGCACACGACAGACGCAGGGGCAGACGTGTTTTACTGTCCAGAAGTAGAGGAGCCGCTCACAATCGAACAGAATGAGAGTAGGCTTATTTCGACTGGATTAAAGGTTGGGGTACCAGAGGGATACATGCTGGAGATTAAGAACAAATCAGGGGTGGCATTTAAGCGCTCGCTGGTAGTGGGAGCATGTGTTGTCGACAGCGGATACGATGGGGAAGTGTTTGTGAACCTTCACAACATTGGAGGAGCACCACAAACCATTCTACCAGGCGAGAAGGTGGCACAAGCAGTGCTAGTGCCAGTCGTAACCCCAGAGTTCGAAGAGATTCAGAATGATGATGTTTACGGCGCAACGACAACAAGAGGCTCAGGCGCTCTTGGTTCGACGGGTGATTTCTGATGGGCTCGTTCGAGAGGAAATTTAAACGAAAGCAAAAGCGCGAAGAGCAAAAGGCGTTTGAAGACGGCATAGACATGATGGTAGACAAGATACCAGAAGAATGTAATGCTTGTCTGTCACCGTTCGATAGGACGAACCCGGATCAACTATCAACCTGGCGGATAGTAGTTCGAAAGAAGCAAAAGAAAGTTAATCTTTATTGTCCTCCCTGCTGGGACGGCGCGGTAGAGATGGTTAAAGACATAGAAAAGGATTTGAAGAACAAAGATGTTTAGTGAGACTTTGTCGTTCGACGACGTTCTCTTGGTGCCTCAAAAGAGTGACATCGAGAGTAGAAAAGAGATAGATACAAGTGCGGAGTTGAACGGTACAAGTTTTAGTTTACCAGTTATTTCAAGTCCGATGGACACCGTGACTGAGCTGGATATGATGTCGGCTCTTGCAACTGCAGGAGGCTTCGGTATTTTGCATAGATATAATTATGTTGCGGAGCAAGCTAAGATTGTGAAGGCTGCCAGGCAGTTTGGGGCAACGAGCATCGCCGCAGCGGTTGGTGTCACTGTTGATTTCGAAATCAGAGCGAGAGAACTTATCAGTGCAGGTGCAAATATTATATGCATCGATGTTGCTCATGGGCACCATACGAACGTAGAGAGAGCCCTAAAAACTCTTAAGGATGCTTTCGGCGACACGGTAACTATCATCGCAGGTAATATTGCGACAGACGATGGGTATGCTGATTTGTGCCGTTGGGGTGCTGACGCCGTCCGCGTCGGTATTGGAGGAGGTAGCATCTGTTCTACGAGAATACAGACTGGGCACGGACTAAGTACATTTCAGTCAATCATGGCATGCAACATGGCACGTACTGCTGCAATTTCTCCGTTTCATTCATCCGAAAGGTATAACTTTGATCCAAAGCCCATCATCGCAGATGGGGGAATTCGATCCTCTGGAGATATTGTGAAGGCTATAGCCGCTGGCGCAGATTTTGTTATATTGGGTTCGATGCTGGCAGGCACAGCCGAAGCACCAGGGACTGTGTTCACCAACGGAGCAGGCAAGTCATATAAAGCGTACAGAGGAATGGCGTCTAGAGAGGCTCAGGAGGCTTGGAGAGGCACTGCTAGCTCGCTTGAGGGGGTAGCTACCACTATACCGTACAAAGGCAGTGTGAAGCCGATTCTCGAGGATATTCATCAGAATATTCGAAGCGGCTTTTCATATAGTGGCGCCCGTAACGCACAAGAGCTGAGAGACAACGGAAGGTTTGTATTGCAGACATCGGGCTCTCAAAGAGAAAGCGGAACTCATATTCTTAATGTCAGATAAGAAAGCATATAAATATGGCAAAGAGGGTAAGACGATAGTTTTTATCGACGATGACAAGAGACATGCTGATTTGAGAATACGCCTCCGTCACGATGGGTTGACGCAGACAGAGTTCTTTCAGAGCATGGTGTCTGGCTATCTGAACAACGATGAAAGAATACTAGAGTATATAACTTCTATTAAATTTGAATTGGCGAAACAAGGCAAGAGAAGAATTATGAAGACAAAAAAGTTATTAGACAAAGGGAGGGAGCTTCTTGAAGACTACTCCCTCTCAAGCGAAGAAAAGGATGAGTTGTTTGACATGATAGCGAAGGAGTTAATTAAATGAAGCAATGTTCTCGAGAGTGTATGGAAAGAAATTATGCGTGTGATCAGACTGAGTGCAGGATGTGGATGGACTTCGAAGAGGATTTTAATTGTTCTTTAATAGCTGTCTATAAGCACGGCGAAATGACACTAGAGCAAGTAGGGGAAAGACTGGGAGTTAGTTTTGTGAGAATCAGGCAAATAGAACAACAGGCGTTAGAAAAGGTGCGAAAGAGAGGAAGAGAATTGTGTATTAAAAAAACCTGACTTTTGTCAATGTGAAAACTATTTACTGTAAGAAAATTTGTTTCTTTAATTGCAATTAAAAAGAACTAAACAAAGGAGAAAGTCATTATGAGCAAGAAACTACTCTCGGAGGCAACTATTCGTAGATTTATGAAGTTGGCTTCCCTCGATACCATTGGTGGTAGCAAGTTTATAAAGGAGTCAGAAGAAGACACCGATATCGACGAGACAGTCACTGAAGAGGAAGAGATCAACGAGATGGGCGCACCTGCGTACGCCCGAGACGAGGAGGAGTTGGAACCAGCCGGAGAAGATGAGCTTGACGGTGAACCTGCTCTTGATGATGAGCCTGCTCTTGATGATGAGCCTGCTCTTGATGATGAGCCTGCTCTTGACGCACCAGAGGAAGAGGGCGAGATGTCTCTTAGCGAAGAGGAAGCAGAAATCCTCGTAGCTCTAGGGGATAGACTCCGCGCTGCCGGTGCTGGAGAGGAGGAGCTTGGAGCGGAGGATGAGCCACTCGAAGCTGAGATGGAGATGGGCGAAGTCCCACCAGAGGCAGAAATGCCCGGTGACGAGCTTGCCGACGACGATGAGCTTCTAGAGGATCTCGACGTTGTGACTAACGAAGATTTCGACAACATGGTGAATGAGATTTTGAAGCGTGTTACCAAAAGAATACTACGAGAGAGTATAAATACTTCAAAAAAGTAGTACTTGTGGCAGCTTCTTACAAACCCCTCTTTTCTTTAAAAACAGAAAAGGGGGTTTTTTTATTGACAAATGTTTTAAAACTGGTATAATTTAGTTATGGATTTATGGATTGCAGCTGGGCTTTTTTTTGCGGGCGTTTTATCGCACAAATTTATATCTTATTGTTTAAACCTGGGCTATGCTTCCAGCGCCTACAGGAAACTAGAGGACGGAATGCTAGACATGCTGATGGCACTGGACACCGACATGCGAGTAGCGCTAGAGAAAAAATACAAATATTTGGAAGAGTCAGGAGTATCGCCAGAAGAAATAAAAAAGCGTAAATTACTCGACTCAGAGATAATTGTTAAGTGGAGAGACGCAGTCATTGCAAATGTGATAGTCTCTCTACCGGAGACGTTCTATAGGTATGTAAATTATACGACGTGGGACGAAGCGGTACAGTATGGAAGAAAGAGAGATAGGAAAAGAAAATAAAGGAGGACAGAAGATGCCAGAAATTAAAGCAGTCACGTGGAAGGTTAGCAAAGAAAGCGACACTTATGTGTTCCAGTTGGTTTCCGATAGTCAGAGGCTCCTCAAGCGAGCAATCAAAGAAGTCGGTGGCAAGGAATCAGGTAGTGGCTATGATCCTACACACAATAAAAAAATCGTGCTTTTGCAGAGGGACTTCAAGGACAAGGAATCTCTGAAGGAATTCGCGAACGGATTATCATTTAGTTTATCAGAAATATCAAAAACTGGCAAGGAAAGGATTATCAATGCCAAAAGAAAAAAACAAGGGTAAGAAGAAAGTAGAGGAAGAGCTGGTAGAAGAGCAGGAAGTTATCCTCGAAAATCCGAACGAGGGACTTCTTGACGCCGAAGAGAGATTTATCATTATCAACAATATTGAGCAGCCGCAAAGCGATGGCTCGAGCTTGATTAGGAGCATCTCTTTGTATGGAGATTTGACTGAGGATAATGCTTCTGACATTGTGCAGTCGTTTATGTTCCTTAAGGAATTGTCCCGACGCCTTCATGCCGACGGTGAAGAGCAAGAGTGCAAACCTATTGAATTTCTTATTTCATCTCATGGTGGCGTCGCGGCGGAAATGTTCGCCATCTATGACACTATGGGAATGGTGAAACAATCTTGTGATATCAGCACGATTGGAATGGGGAAGGTAATGTCTGCCGGTGTTGTGCTGCTAGCTGCAGGGACGAAGGGGAAAAGAAAGATAGGTGCAAATTGCAGAGTTATGATACATAGTGTCAATGGTGGATACCATGGCAATCTCACAAACATGGAAAATGAAATTGAAGAAGTTAGGTGGATCCAAGAGAGATACGTTGAGTGTCTTGCTGCCGAATCAAATATGACAGAGAGAGAAATTAAGAAGTACCTCAAAAAACACATTGATGTTTATTTGTCTGCAGAGCAAGCTGTCGAGCTGGGAATTGCTGACATTATTGTTTAAATGGAACTAATTATGTATTGAGGTGTGCACATGTCTAGAGTGGATGAGATAATTAATAAAGCAAAAAAGCAAAAGCAGGCTTTTGATATGGAAAGCCTGCTGGAGCTTGTCGAACGGACCCTAACTGCTGCTCCTGCGGTGTCTGAGTCCTCTGAGGATACCCCCGCCTCCGATTCACAAAACGAGGTTTGCCTACTAATACCTGACTTTCGTATTGATCCTAGTTGGATGTCTGTTAACGAAGGCAACTACGACGCTGAGCGCGAAAAGCTGGTGAAAGCCATAGAGGGCGCCCGCCTTCCGCGAGACATAACGAACCTAGAAGGCTTCATAACAGGAATTAACAGCATACTCTCTGAAAGGAGAGTGGATGTATCAGATCACGCTGCAGCAATATCTAGAATTCAGTTGTTAAGGATATTTTATAATCTTTCGGTAGCTCCAGACGAGTCTATATCCGGCTTCTTGTTCGAGTCTCTCATGGCAATGGTGTTCGGAGGCGTGAGAATTCCAACGGATGATAGAGAGAATGGTGTGGTAGACGTCGCTTTCCCCGGCACTCCGGTTTCTTTAAAGTTGATAAAGAGCAGGAGGACAAACATAAAGGGCTCTTTAGACAAGCTGCAATTAGCCCTTCAAACATACCCTTCGGGCATACGGTACATTGTTGCCGACAAGCTTGGAGACGCAATCGAGTTTTACGAATTCGATATCGATAATGATGAAGCGTCCCCCAACTATTGGGGCTTGCTACCAGTTTATAAGACACAGTTCAGTGTCTCCCTTAAAAAGTTGAAAACAGAAAGGGAAGTAAGGAAGCTTACAACTCTTAGGTTTTCAGGAATAGAGAGGAAAACCCAAGCAATACTTGATGCCCTAAACGCGAAGTTTGAAAATTTACTGACAACTTTGAGTGATTTAAACTCGCAGGTGACTGATCTATTGTATGTTACGACAGAACCGAAAAAGACTAAGAAGCTTGCCGGCAAAACAGCAAAGAAAGCAGAAAAGACAAAGAAGTCTGCAGAAAAAGTTCAAAATAAATAACGAATCCCCTTTACAATACACTAAAATGTGTTTATAATATAATATATCGTTTTAAACAACTAACGAGAGGAAAACATGTCTAAAAAATTCGCATCTGGAGCTTGCCTCCGACAAAAAATACTTGATGGAGTTAATGTCTTAGCCGACAACGTTGCTTCAACATTGGGCCCTAGGGGTAGAAATGTAATTATTCATGAAAAGGGTAAGCGCCCCATCATCACCAAGGATGGAGTCACTGTAGCCAAGTTCATTGAATTTGAAGATGAGTTCATGAATGCTGGTGCACAGGTTGTTAAGCAGGCAGCAGCAAAGACTAATGTCGACGCTGGGGATGGTACAACCACCTCTACAGTGTTAGCTCGCGCCATCTTCAACGCAGCCTCCGACAGGATGAACGCAGACTCTTCAGCTCCCATCGAAGTAAAGAGAGGCATCGACAAAGCAGTTGTGGAAGTAAATAAGTTGCTTCTTAATGCTGCGCGCCCGATTCAGAGCGCTGATGACGTTGCTCACATTGCTACTATTTCTGCTAATGGAGACGAAGACATTGGAAACTTGGTTGCTTTGGCTGTCGACAAGGTTGGGAAGGACGGCTCCATCACTATTGAGGAAGCGCGCTCGGTAGATACAAGTCTTGACTTGATGGAGGGCTTCAGGTTTGACTCTGGCTATGCAGCTACAGCTTTTATCACCGATGACAGGCGTGGAGTTGTGCGCTATGAGGATCCTGTTTTCTTAGTTACTGATGAAAAGATTGAAACTGTTGATCAGATTTTACCAGCGCTAGAGATTGCTGCCCGCGAGAGTCGTCCGTTTGTTATTGTAGCCGATGACATTGAGGGGCAAGCTCTTGCGGCATTGATTATGAACTCCATGAGAGGGACGATGAAGGTGGCGGCAGTTAAGGCACCTAGATACGGAGAAGAAAGAAGAGGTATCATGAGTGACTTGGCGATATCAGTTGGTGCTAAGTATTTTCGACGCTCAGCCGGAGACAAGCTTAAGGAGGCTAAGTTGACTGACTTCGGCTCTTCGAAGACAATCGAGATTGAGAAGGGGCTGACAACCGTTGTCGGCGGAGCAGGAGACTTGGACGAGGTTGAGAATAGAATCGACGCCCTTAAGGCGGAGGTTGAGCAAACTGACTCTCTGCATCAAGCGGAGAGAGTGCAGGATAGAGTTACTCGTTTGGCTTCCGGCGTCGCAGTTATTCGTGTTGGAGCAGCAACCGAGATTGAAATGATAGAAAAGAAGCACCGTATTGAGGATGCTCTAGAGGCAGTGCGCTCAGCTCAGCTTGAGGGAGTTATTTCAGGTGGAGGCACTGCCTTGTTGAGAACTTCGACAGAGCTTAAAGTAAATACCGACAATGAGCATCAAGAAGCGGGCGTTTCTATTATACGCCGCGCTCTGGAGGAGCCCATCCGCCAAATGGCTACTAACTGTGGGATGGATGTAGAAGAGACACTAAGCGCAATCACAGAGGCTTCAGCCGGAACGGGCATCAACTTTGCAACCGGCGAATTGGTTGACATGTTTGAAGTAGGAATCATCGATCCTGTTAAGGTGACAAGGAGCGCTCTGCGCAATGCAGCGTCAGTAGCAGGCACTCTTTTGACAACTAACCACGCTATTATAGAAATGGGAGACTAATTATTCTGTCTCATTCCTGGTAGGAGGATATTCCATGTCAATAGAGAATTGCAGCAAAGAATTTGAAGCCCGACTAGATCTAAAGCTGAATCAGTTGGTGAATGATATAGGCGCCTCACGTGAGAAGCAGAACGAAATGCATGTAGACATAGCGGAAATTAAGAACGCGGTGTACCATCCAGACGAAGGGTTGTATGCCCGTTTGAGAGAACTAGAGGCTTGGAAGTCTACTTCTGCAAGAATGATGTGGATAATGTTTACAAGCTTCGCCGGCACTATCGGTGCTGTTATACTATCCAAATTTGGATAAAATACTTGACTTTTTTAAGCCCTGGTGGTATACTTTTAATATGAAAACGATTCAACAGAGTATTAGAATCTTGGAGAGCTTTCTCTATAACGAGTACGATGTAGAGATATACTACGACAGAGTGGGCGATAACGCCTTTTTTAGCGACGCTGGTATAGTAGAGATTAACTCATCCTCTCCTGAAGAGGAGCAATATCATACGCTATTGCATGAAGCATCGCATGTCGTTTTGTATCCTGATACAAGCGAAACAGCTGCTTGGAACATGGCGGAAGACATGGTGGTGTCTTTGTCTCTTACGCCTCTAAACGAAAGGTTTTTCAAATTAAGAAATGAATGTCTAAGGCAATATAAGGATCAGTGATGAAGGTGAGAATACAATATACTGTGGAGATAGAGGACATACCTCAAGAGGTTGATGACTTAGTAAAGAAGGCACTCTGTCAGTTGGCAGACGCATCTGATACTGTCAATAACCTGGATGCAGGTGGAAATTTTTCTAAGTTTTTAGAGATGGTAGAGAGCGCCAGAAGTCAAGCACTGAAAGCAGACATGCTTTTAGACGATTGCTCTAAGATAATTTCAGATTATGCTGCGGCGATTCATACAGCAAGCGAGGGGGAGGAAAATGAAGAACCGACATAAGAGCAATTTAATATACATCCCCTCCGCCACCGTCCTTCTTAACGGGGACAATCCGACGGATGTAAAGAAGCTTAAAGAGCCTGGAGTATTTTTGATAGTGTCCGACACTGACTCCGCTTATAACATCATATATGAAGGATCACAATGGTTGGTTAACAAGAGACAAGCGTACATAGTGGAAGAAGGAATGAGATTATGATTGTTAAACTTAAAGAGGTGTACAGGAACGTTTCTCCTACTGCATCACCAGTGAATAAGATGAAGTATACTCTAAGAGATATCTTCATAAACCCAGAACACGTTATTTATATCAGGCAGAACCCTTCGATGTCGAAGAGACTCGCCGAAGGGATGATAGACGGCATTAGCACTATAGAGGAGTTTTGTACAATTTCTTTGTCTAGGGGGCAGTCTGGTACTGATATCGTGGTTGTCGGGAATGTTGAGGACATTAACGATACACTGGCGGGAAAGGCATTGTTGCATGGATAACAGATATATAATTTATGGAACATCTAGGTGTCCGTTTTGTATCAACTCCATTCGTCTTCTGAAGGAAGCAAGTCTTGAATATGTTTTTTTGAATATGGAAGAAGACGTCGAAGGCATGGAGGAAGCAAAGAGGTATTACAATCATGCTACCATCCCCATCATTTTAGAAAACAACAAGCTTACCGGCAAAACAAGCTTTATTGGCGGCTACGATGATCTTTCAGGCATGCTCGATGTCTAATTTAAATGAAATCGAATGTGATTTGAGAGAGATACCGGAATATTTTTTTGAAACCAATGCTTTGAAACTAAAGAGGGGAAAGTATCATGGTTCCAATTTTTGGGACATTCCCAAGTTTGGCTCCAAGCGCTGGGTGATCGCGGCTAGAATCGACATGGATTTTGAGGCGTACAAGGGGATTGAAGCAACCGCCGAAGAGTTGGCTCAGGCTTGTGTAAATTTTCTCAACAAGCCTCCCCCTAGAAAGAAGTATGCAAAGCGACAACCAAAGCCAAAATACGGAATCTTGGAGCTTTACCAGGCAAGAATCGTAGAAAGAAGGGGTGATAAGTACATTGATGCGTTCTTGATTGTGCAAAATAGAAAAGAACGGCATTTCTGGGGGAAGGGAAGGTTGCTATAATGAGTAAGCCACCAGCGCCTGGAAAAGTGACTTTAAGCAGGCAAGATGTGCTAGCTTTCTATAAGGATGTCGACAATGTGTTTCACCGCGCAGAATGCCTGTTGGAAGACAACTATTCCAAGAGGAATGTGTACTCTGCATACACTATAAGGTGTCTTTGCGAACTTTTCTTAAATGCTCATGTACTAGAGGAATACTTAGACAAAGTATTTCCAGATTTATCACAAGAAAAATATCAGATCGACGCAGAGTTCGTACTTAAATTAACAAAGGTAGCAATGTTGATACATGAAATTAAGATAGATTTGAAATTATCAAACTTGTCGCTGGATGTACATTAGTGAGTAAAGGCATAGTTATAGCAGCGCTCTTGTTTGTATCTGCACACATACTCAGCTGGCTGCAACTTAATATGCAATTTTTGAGTGAGTGGTGGGCAGGCAAAGGACTGTTATCCGTGATTGTTTTTGGAATCCCCTGCGGCCTTCTATTTTGGTACGCTTGGGGGCAAGCCACCAACTCTCTTGATAAGTCCTTGTGGGGCGCGCGCTTTTTAAGCTTTGGCTTGTCGTACTTGACATTCCCAATCATGACTCACTACTTTTTCGGAGAAAGCATGTTCACTCCGAAAACAATGATATGTGTATTTTTATCGTTTGTTATAATGTTTGTGCAAATTTATGCATGATAAAGAAGAAATAATTTACTATTTATTACAGAATCTGAATAGGGACACAAATCATGGAAAGAGAATTAAAGAAATACTTTAAAGAAATTTCAGAAGAAAAGGGAAGAAGCCGTCAACGCGGCATATACAAATTTTATTGCATGATAGGCTATACTATCGATGGCGGGGACAAGCAGCGAGGCTTGGATGACATTCTAGTCGATATTCGAGCGCTTCCTCACGTCACTATCGTTACGGTTGTTGTGGGCAACGAGCCGATAGCAGAAAAGAGATACGTAGCAGGATTGAGCGTTAAATTCATCCCCAGTTTGCAAGGAGAGTTTCAAACTCCAGAAAATGTGAAAATTGACATCCTCAGATCAATGAAAAAGACAAAAAATGTTCAGAGAATATTCAAGGTTTCGCCTTCGCTGGAACGTGTGGAGTGATGCCAACACGGACACGTCCTGAAGAAGTAAAAAAAGAAAGCATAAAGAAAATATTTAAAGAGATATTGTTGTCAGATATTTGTGACATGACACCAGACTCTATTGTTATAAAGGAGTCTGTCGACAAAAGCGTGTCAGAAGTTACTTGTTCTTACTCGCATAGCGGAACGAACAAGAAGCTTAAGTGTGCCGGAGACGGCGTCGTCGACGCTCTCTTTTCGGGTTTATGCGCCGCGAATTCAAAGAAATATAAATCTTTGAACAGGATACGGTTCAGTAATTTTGTAGTAAAAGCGGACTTTGATACTAAAAAAACTCAATCTGGCTCTGATTCTGAGGCACTGGTTCTTTTGGAGACTATAAATGAAAGGAATCAGAAAATGATATTCCGCCAGGTAGGGAAGTCTGTAAACTTTTCTGCCACAAGGGCAGTTTTTGAGGCAGTTGAATTCTATATAAACTGTGAACTTTGCTTTAAAAAGCTTGTCTCCTTAGTAGAGGACGCAAAAGCCAGGGGTAGGCATGATGTGGCATCAATGTACGTAGGTAAGTTGGTAGATATTATTGGTGTTATGACGTATGAAACGGATGATTGAGAGGTTTAAGAGAAATTTTCTCCTCCATGTGCTAGCTGCACTGTTGACTGCCGCAATATTTGCAATCAAATATATGTGTACCGCGAAATGATATGACAAAAGTTTGCCAAACGACATGTAAGGAAGATAATTAATAAGTGGACAGCAAGTTTATGAATTTGGTTCTTGTCTTGTGGATCATCGCTTGGGCGTGTCTAGGTATTTTAGTTTTAGTTAACGATAGTAAATCCGAGATAACACAGGTGCAAGAAAAAAATGCCTCATATATGGAAGAAGAACGGCGTAGACATCGAAGTGGGAGACATAGTGAATCACGTTCTTTATGGAAGAGAGTGGATAGGCATAGTAGTAAGAATCGACAATATCGACGGCGGCTTTCAAAAAAATAGAAAGCGAGCGTTGGTGTGCATGGTTCCTGGCTCTGAATATGAGCATTACTTCGAAAAAGCATTTTCGAAAAAAGAAGGCACAAGAAGGGGATGGGTTACAACAAACTGGCTGATCCGTCACAAAACAATTGACAAAAGTCTTGAAAAATAACATAAAATCTGATATAGTTTAAAAAAAGCTTGCACACAGGAAATGCGTGCTTATAGTATATGAAGTCCGGGAACACAAAAAGGAGAAACTTGAAAAATGTCAAAAGTTATCGGAATTGATTTAGGAACAACCAATAGCGCCGTCGCTGTCATGGAGGGCGACAGCCCAAAGATAATCACAAACGAAGAGGGAGCCAGAACTACTCCATCGGTAGTGGGGTATCTGCAAAGCGGAGAAAGAGTTGTCGGCAATCCAGCTCGAAGGCAGGCTGTTACGAATGCCAAGAACACCGTCTACTCCGCCAAGAGATTTATGGGGATGAACTATGAAGAGGTGACGAAAGAGGCATCTGAGATGCCCTACGAAGTAAAGAAGTCAGCATCCGGATCCTGCGAGATTGTGTTAAACGGAAAAGGATTAGCTCCTCAAGAAATCAGCGCTCAGGTTCTTATTAAGCTGAAGTCAGCAGCTGAATCTTATCTAGGGGAGGAAGTGAAGGAGGCAGTCATTACTGTCCCAGCTTACTTTAACGACGCTCAGCGACAAGCAACCCGCGACGCTGGACAGATTGCTGGACTTGTGGTTAAGAGAATAATCAACGAGCCAACTGCTGCAGCTCTTGCTTATGGGCTTGACAAGCAGGATGAAAAGAAGATTGTTGTATACGATTTGGGCGGCGGCACCTTTGATGTCTCTGTGCTTGAGATAGCTGATGGCGTAGTCGAGGTTCTAAGTACGAATGGGGACACGCATCTTGGTGGTGACGATGTTGACAGGGTTCTAATCCAGTGGATAGTCGAAGAGTTTAAGAAAGATTCTGGCATCGACGTATCGAAAGATTCCATGGTAATGCAGAGGTTGAGAGAAGCAGCAGAAAAAGCTAAAATAGAATTGTCAAGCACTCAGCAGACGGATGTGAATCTTCCATTTATCACTGCCGATGCCTCCGGCCCAAAGCACTTGCAGCTCACCTTGAACCGCTCCAAGTTTGAGCAGATGATAGATGAGTTAGTCAAAAAGACTATTGAACCAGTCAAGAATGCGCTTGAGGACGCTAGCATGTCATCGTCGGAGATAGACGAAGTGATTTTGGTTGGAGGCTCTACAAGGATCCCCTGTGTCCGTAAGGCAGTGGAAGATTTCTTCGGTAAGCAGGCAAACTCTTCCGTCAATCCAGACGAGGTTGTAGCGCTCGGCGCCGGAGTGCAGGGTGGAGTGTTTACGGGAGAAGTAAGGGATTTGCTTCTTCTTGACGTGACTCCATTATCGCTAGGTATCGAGACAATGGGAGGTGTTATGACAAGGCTTATCGACAGGAACACAACGATACCTTGTTCTAAATCACAGGTTTTTACAACTGCTGCTGATAGTCAGCCTGCCGTTGATATCAAAGTTTTGCAAGGGGAAAGGGAGTTCGCAGCAGATAATAAGGTTTTGGGAGTGTTCAAGCTTGATGGCATCCCGCCTCTTCCTCGCGGAGTTCCTCAAATCGATGTTAAGTTCGATATCGACGCCAACGGAATTGTAAGCGTAATTGCGACTGATAAAGCTACAAACAAGGAACAAAAGATTGTTATCGAGAAGTCTGGAGGATCCTTGTCTAAGGGCGAGGTGGATAGGATGGTGGCAGAAGCAAAGGCTAACGAATCGAAAGATAAGGAACGCCGCCAACAGGTAGAGGACAAGAACAAGCTTGAATCAACGGTATTTCAAGCAGAAAAACTTCTCAAAGAAAACCCGGATAAGATTTCAGAAGCTACCAGCGGCGACGTGCAAAGAGCAATAGAGTCGGCAAGAATGTGCTTAACTCAGGAAAGTACACCGGAGTTAATCAAGAAAGAGCTTGAGCTGTTGACACAGGCAATGCAGGCTGCAGGCAAAGAAATGTATGAGTCGGCAGCAAAGCAAGAGCCATCAAGTGAAGAGCCTGCGGATCAGGATGACGACGTCGTAGATGCTGAATTTGAGGAAGTCTAAGAGAGGATGAAGCTCAAGACATTGGATTTGCACAAGACAAAGCACGGAGACGTTGAGAACCTGGTTTGTAATTTTTTAAACTGGGCTGAGCCACCGTGCAGGATTATTACTGGCAATTCTGAAAAAATGAAAGAGATTGTTAAAGAAGTTGTTAAAAACTATAAGTACTCCTGTTATAATGAAAGCATGTACAATCATGGAAGCTTGATTGTTGTAGAGGAGTCTATCTATGATTTTGAATAAAATACTTTGTTGTGTGCTGCTGTTCATGTTTGTTTTGGCATGCGGACAGGAAGAAGCTGACGTTGGGGCAACCCATGTTCCTTCTGAAATTATAAGCCATGTCGACACTGACTGCGCCACGTTTGAGATGTCGGGGGATGTTAGTGTTCCCTGTGAGGACAGGTGGATATGCCATAGTCCTAGTACCAAAATGCACAATCAGGTATGCACGTCGGAGTGCATGGTGCCTGGAGATAGTAGAACATATTGTTGGCTTATGGAATGTACGCCAGAAAGGAGAAAATAAATTGAGCAATAATAAACATGAGAGTGAGAGTATACCACCAGAAGACAAACTGGACTATAAGAGGACTAAAAGTCCAGCAGACGCACTTATGACGGAGGTGTGCTTCAATGCATATAGTTCACTAACGATGCCGCAAAAGATGATTTTTCGTGTGAAACAAGTGTTTCGGCCACGCGATAGTTATATCGAGAAGGTTTGAGATGGCGTTAAGTCGACAGAAAAAGAGAAAACTTGAATTTCTGATGAATACGGTTACAATAGTCCTCCTATTGGGCTTGGTGGGTGTCAGTTTTATGATAATGAGAACGACTGCGGAGTCTAATTCCCTGTCTATCGACGTAACAAACATAAGAAGCAAGAAGGAGTCAAAAGTTGTACAAGAGATGAGACTGATGACTCTACAAATGAAAAATCTCCAAAAGGATATTTCAGAGATAAGAGACAAGATAGAAAAAAACAAAAAATAATAATTGATTTTTTTAAAATAATGTGATACTATATACAAACAAAATTCGACGTAAGGCTGTCGAACACTTAAAGGAGCAAAAGTGAGTAATAAAACAGTAGAGACAGGAAACAAGGTTAAGGTACATTATAAGGGAACTTTCGACGACGGCACTGTATTTGACAGTTCGTACGATCGTGGAACCCCTATCGATGTTGAAGTCGGCGCCGGACAGGTTATTGCTGGTTTCGACGCTGCCTTGACAGGCATGAAGACGGGAGATACCAAGACTATCAATCTATCGCCTGATCAGGCATATGGAGAGAGGAACCTCGAAGCAATCGTAGAAGTTTCGAAAGAGAACTTCCCGGAAAATTTCGTCTTCACACAAGGAGAAGTAATTCAGGGAACAAACGAAGCCGGCTTCCCACTGGTTGGTACGCTGCAAGAAGATAAGGGCGAAGCAGTTGTGGTGGACTTCAATCATCCGATGGCTGGAAAGGTTTTAAACTTCGACATCGAAGTGGTTGACATCGAGTAATATACCTTTAAATACTACTTATTATTATGAAAGTAGGAGATCTGGTTAAAGTGCCAGGGGTGTCCCTTCACACTTACGGGCTTTTCAACAATTTGGGACTTGTTTGTTCCGAAGCAAACGAAGTAGGAATACTCTGTGTGTTGATAAGGGGCACTCGGCACTTTTTATTTAAATCAGACATAGAACTCATAAGCTCTATAGATAAGAGATACAATGGGGGCAAATCATTATGGCAGAAGAATTAGAAGAAAGCCATCCTCAAGCTACGGAAGAGCCACTCGGCCCACGCAAGGACTTAGTAAAAATGATAGGCAGGTACGGCATTGAAAATGTTCTACAGTCTTTTATTGATTTTACTGAGCCCGTGGAACACCAAGAGAAGCATATCGCGGATCTTCACGCTCGCCTGGTTATGGCTCTGAAAACATATCAAAAAAGCTATGACAAGGATTAGGCTTGCGCTGTGTTCCGCCAACCGATAGCAATAGGTGCCTTGGTAAAGAAGAACATGTACACTAACTTGAGAGATGTGTATTTATACGGTATTGTGCTGGGGCATATTTTTGCTGAACCTTACGAGGCAGATTGGCGTGTGAGTGTATACTGGTTTAAGACAGTTGGGCCCGCCATACGTAAAGTGCCGTATACTCAGTCCGAGTTTGTTAGTATGTTACACAGCGTAGGTTTAGAGTGAACATTCGCAAATACATTCTCTTCCCTCTTCCTCCTCGTCGAGTTGAGAAGATAGGAAGGACATCAGACAAGAAACAGGAAAAAAGACAAGAAACAGGAAAAAAGAACTTGCAAAATTTAAAATGATATGATATCATAAAATATATAATTCAAGGGATAGTTATTAGTGAAGTGTTAAGAGTTCTGTTAACAGTGTTGATGTTGCAAACAGCAGCCTTTGGAAGCCCTCTGGGTTTGCCATGGGGTGAAGAAGTGCCAGACTCCTATCGGGAATACAAAGATTATAAGTATTTGTGGGGAGACACAGACTGGGGATACATGAGGTTCTTAGGCTGGCTGGGAGACGATTTCCGCTCAGAAATTCTACTGGAATTCGCAGGCAAGAGAATAGGAAAAGCATATCTTTTACTGGGCCCAGAAGGAATCACAGAAAGTAATTGTTTTAAGCAGTACAACAAGATTGTTGAGGGACTTAATACGAAATACGGAAAATATTACAGAAGAAATGTTACGAAGGAGTCCCTCCTTGATGAGTTGGTTTTCGTTAGTGAGTGTTATGCGATGAGGGTTGGACTCGCCGAAATTGAGACAAGGTGGAGAACTAAAGACAAGAAGTTTGAAATAAATGCTTATCTATTTTCAGATGAAAACGAACTTTACATTGAAGTGGAATACGTTTATTTGCCTCTTGGCACTATAAAGAGGAAGGGCTTACATGAGCACTTGTAGGAGAAAATAATTGTTTGAAAATTCAAAAAGCCTCTTCATCGAGCATGGTGGAGACGTAGAGGCTGTGGAAATTTATGAACATCACGGTAAGATAGTGGTGGAAATCGGAGAAAAGTTTCGCATGGCAATCCATGCAAACGACGCTTTTGATATTGCTGACGCCCTGACATTGGTTGCTAACGGTTTGCGATCGCATGTTGGAGGTGGATGGGATGTCTAGAATATATCTCTCTGGGCCCAAGGGTATGGAACGAGTGGTTCACTTCCCGACAGAAAAGATAGAGAATATAACACAAGAAGAAATCTTTAAGAGAGTCAAGAGTCTATTAGAAGACAACAAAGACTTGACTTTGGAGAAGAGTTCAGATATAATTACAATAGCAAGAGAAATTGCAAACCTATTCGAATAAAGCAAGAAAGGCTTTAAAATGAAAACTTACAATCAGCTTGTTTCGTTCATGCGGACGAAGCAGTTTGCCATCGATGTGATGGCTCTGGTGGAGAGCGTCGTAGGGGATAACTTCAAGTCCCTCCGAAGGCTTGAGCCATCTATAAGGACTCTCAACGATTATGTTCAGCATGTAGAAGAGAACGTGGGACAGCAAACTGTTTTTTTAACTGTGCGTTCTGCGTACGAATTTGAGTATGCCATCAAGAGGGTATTATCAGATAATGGTTTTGATACGGTTTCTAAGCTTCATAACGCAAAGGAACAAAAAAATGACTTTGGCGTCCGAGTGGAGGACAGGGCAAACATCGTTTACTTCGAGGTGAAGACAACTCAGAGTAGCAACGGATGGACTGGAGCAACACACTCTGAGGGCAGCGGCAAGATTGATAACTATGTTCTTGTTAACTATGAGTTGGACAAAGAGATGGAGCTACCTCCGCTTTCAACTTCAGCTATTCATGGCATGTTTAAGTCTGCGCACTTTTCGGTGGTAGATGGCTTTGACATGGGGTGGAAGGGAGAGGCTACAGATAAGAGTAGCTTTACCACAGCAAGGATCCACAAGTCACGGATTGCAGCTTACTCCAGCTATATTTCGCTCGGATCCGTCGAACCTAAGAAGAAGTGGTGTAAGATTGTCAAAGAGTCTCTTGACAAGTATCGCGACAACAACAATAAGCTAATGAAAGTCAACAACACAAACAAGGAGAAAATCAATGTCATTGCCGCTTAATAAAATTCTGTGTGGAAATTCAGTTGAAAAGCTTAAACTTATGTCTGATAGTAGTGTTGATTTGACGGTGACTTCTCCTCCGTACGATGACATTAGGTTTTATTCTGACGAGTTTACTGCTTCGTTCAACAAGACAGTCGACGACTTCTCAGACGAGAAAGAGTTTAAGAGAGAACTATCAGCATTTAAGAAAAAGAAGATAGCTGAAAAGCTCACAGAAAATAATGGATATTCATTTCCTTTTGAGGACATTGCAGACGAACTCTATAGAGTAACTAAGCCAGGTGGGGTTGTTGTGTGGGTTGTTGGAGATGCGGTTGACAAAGGAAGCGAGTCTGGAAGTTCTTTCCGCCAGGCTTTGTACTTTAAAGATATCGGATTTAATATTCACGATACCATGATTTACGAGAAGAATGGTACATCGTTTCCTGCTCGCAGAGACGGCAATCGCTACTCGCAAATATTTGAGTATATGTTTGTGTTCTCGAAGGGCAAGCCAAAGACTCACAAGCTTGTGTGTGACAAGCCAAATAAGTGGACTGGTTGGGGCAGTTTTAACGATAAGTTCAACTTTGACTCAATTGAGGAGAGTCACACTGAATCAGAAAAGCAAGAGTTGTTCGGGCTTATCAGGAAGGCGCTTAAGTCGATGGGATACAAAGAGGCGCAAAATGGCTTGACTATTGATGATGAGGGTTTTGACTTTCGGAAGGTTAACTATTCTAAGTTGGGGCTCGGTGTTTCATCGATGCGTGGCAAGGACGGAAAGCTCAAGAGCCGGGTGCAAAAGCCTGTACCAGAGTTCTCCCCGCGAAACAATATCTGGAAGTACAACACAGGAAAGAACTTTTCAACAAAGGATAAGATTGCGTTTGAACATCCAGCAATTTATCCTGAAAAACTGGTAGAAGATCACGTTTTGACTTGGACTGAGCCGGGAGATGTTGTCCTCGATCCTTTTGTGGGTTCTGGCACAACTACAAAGATGGCGCACCTCAACGACAGAAAATGGATTGGTATTGATATCTCTCAAAAATATGCTGAGCTGGCGAAGGATAGGATGAAGATTGCAGAAAAGCTTAAGCAAGAGGGATACAAGAGAGAGATTGTTACGAGCAGTCAAGAAACCATCACCAGTGATGGCAAGCTTTCTCATAAGGAAATCAGTTCGATGAACAAGAAGAGCATGGTGGAAACAATGCTTAAGTGGCAGGACGAACTGGCAAAGTTAAAGAAAAAGTGAGCTTAGAGAACTGTCTACATGTCATGATACTCTTTTGCTTTGTGGCTGTCTTATACGGGTTTTTTGGTGGGAGAACGTAAAGTGAAATGAGAAGACACAGGCAAGAGGAGACGTGGAATGCAGTAACACATGCCTTTGGGGTGGGCATGTGTTTTTCTTTTTTTGTCACGGGCACACCAGCAACGAAGATAATTTCTGCAATGTTGTGCTGTACTTTTTTCTGCTCGGTGTTGTACCACGGCACAGAGAGGGGTTCAAGAAAGAGTTTATATAGGATGCTCGACATGGCGTCAATTCACGCAACGATAGCGTGTACCTCGATAGCCTACTTGTTTCCGCACAACCTGCTGTATTGGTGTGTGCTTTGCTTGTTCGCAGGAGCAGTAGGGTGCCAGTACATTGTGTCTCACTATGGTACTAAACTTCTGGAGAGGGCAGCTGTTAAAACTTTTGTAGCCAACGGCCTATTGTGTTTATCAATTGTTTTATTTTCATCTGCTCCCCTATCTTCGATGTTCATCGTTGGTTGTGCCGTATATCTTGTGGGCTTGTATTTTTATATACATGATTATGTGCCGTATTATCATACTGTGTGGCATATTTTTGTACTGTTTGCGTCACTTATGCATATTCTCGGCACTATGTAGGTATATGGAAGAGTATGAAGTCGGTGATCTAGTGGTTACATATATTTTGGATTCTTCGATGGCGGAACCAGAATTGTTGCAGTACGGGATAATTGTGGATGTCAACATGAGTCTTAAAGATATTCTCGTAGTAGATAATTGTGGATATAGACGGTGGTATCCATGCCGCCGCTGGCGCATACTGAGGAAGAAGACGTGACAGAGTTCCTTACATCCTATCTTTTGACACTAGTAGCCTTGATGTTGGTTAGTGAATTATTACGTGGTTCGCAAAAATAATCTTGACAATTTAAAAAAACTAATATAGAATGTTAAAAAAGATGGAGCAAGTCAATGCAGGTTGGTGATCTAGTCAGGGCCCCCATTCCCAATAGCTGGAGAGACTATCCGCTGGAGGATGGGTACTATGGATGGGAAGGGAAGGTGGGTGTCCTCTTGAGGCTTGAAAATGCATACGGGAGAAAGGATAGCCGCGCACTTGTTCTCATTAATGAAACAGGGCAAGTGTGTACTTTCATGAAAGATACTTTAACTATGGTGCAAGGGATGGTATGATACAGTTAAGCCCCGGTAGCTCAGCTGGATAGAGCAACGGCCTTCTAAGCCGTCGGTCACAGGTTCGAATCCTGTCCGGGGTGCCACATGCTGACGTAGCTCAATTGGCAGAGCAGCTGATTTGTAATCAGCAGGTTGAGAGTTCGAGTCTCTCCGTCAGCTCAATGGTGTTCGCTATGTTGTATGAGTTTGAAATAGGGGACTTAGTCCAATACAGGCACAACAAAACAAGGGTTGGTTTGATTGTCGAGGTTCATTTGTCGTCGGGAACCAGCTTTGAGCAGCCATATGTCACTGTCTTGTGGGCGTCGACTGGCAAAAAATCATTAGAATTTTATTCGGAGCTGATACATGCTGAAAAAAGGCGATAAAGTAAAAATATATGATACTAATAGTCATACAGATTGTTGTTATGGCGAGGGTGAAATAATAAGAGTATTGACTAGAAGGAGTAGCAAAGCTTATAAGCTTGAACACAAGGGACAGATACTTGTTTTAGATGAGAGATTTTGGAGATTAGTAAAATGTTAAAATTAATTAGTTTAAAGGCTGGAGATTTAGTTCTCCACCGCAACAGAAAACACGGTATCCTCATCAGCGTTGATGCTCAGGCTATCTTTGAAGGATCTGACTGCGTGTGTAGGGTACTCTATACCGGGGGAACAAGCCCAGAACCAGTCTTATTGTCAAACTTGAAAAGAGTTAACACATGAAGGTGGGCGACTTGGTGACACTCTCTGCTTCTGGCAAAAAGCTTAAGATGCTCTCTCATATACAGAGAGACGATACAGGGTTGGTATATGAATCATCGGCTTTTTTCCGAGTGACTTGGTGTAAATCGGGACATAAGGCAAACAAAACAAGACTAGTCAGATCTGATATCAAGCATGCAAAGAAGACATTTTCAAGTAGGTGATTTGGTTCGTTTCGACTCGCCTATGCTTCCTCACAATGAGTCAACGGGCATAGTTGTCGACAAAATACACTACATTCAAGAAACGCACTATTTGGAAATGCCGGCTCACGGACATTTATCAGAGGACATGCTACACAACGAGGAATATAGTTGTTGTGTGCTTCTGCTAGGTACTTCGGAGCAAGTAATGGTTCGATCGAAATGGTTAAAGCTTGTTTCTCCAGTCAAAAATATTTGACAACTCGAAAAAACTTTGTTAGACTTAGGAACAAATCAAAATTGCGGGAAAGAAAATGATTAAAAAAGGTGATTTCGTTTCGCTCGGTAGCGCATTTCGAGCTATCGTTACTGGTTCACCACGCACGGTGGAGACGTTTGATGAGTTCGGATACGGTGGGGAGTTCGTTGGTATGGTGCCTGTTGTCATAGTTCACGCTAGGAACGACGCAGACTCAAGGTATGTAGGGTTTAAGAAGTTGGTAAGACTCAACACGGTTAGGAAGCTGGAGGTTCAGTGACATGCGTTATGTGTCGGAGAGTGAAATTCGCACGGGCATGCTTTTTATGCATGATTACAAGCCTGTGTTGGTGATTAAAAGGCAAAGCATGTATGCCGGGTTCGTGACTGTACTGAGGCACGATGGAACGACTGCTTTAATAAACTCTCTTTATATAACGCGCCAGAGCGTACTCAGTGGGGAGCTGAGATAGTGAAACCAGGCGACTTGGTTATGTACATTAAATCCGTCAATCGGCTTTTCGATTTGGGGGATAGCATTTATATCGTGAGAAGAGTTGAACTCGAAAACGATTGGGTGTTCGTGTACGGAGTCGAGGTGCCAATACAGATACAGGTTATGGAGGTTGTAAGTGAAGCTTAAGATTGTTGTTTTGGTTCTTGTCAGTGTCGTTCTCGCCGGCTGCCCGGTGGAAGAAAGCGCCTCTCTTTGTCATGAGAAAATTATGACTTGCGAGCAGGAGAGCGAAATGTTTTGTAATAAAAATCCAAATGGATGCGGCAAAAATTGCCATTATTACGTGATAGAAAATTGCTGGGAGGAGTGCAAAGATGAAAGTCGGTGATTTGATTGTGGACAAGGAGTTCAACGATGCCTTTGGCATCATTGTGTATAAGGACGAATATGGCGACGTCAACGCCTATCGTGTTCTAGCAAACAATGGCGTGTTAGACTATCTCGATCGAGGTTATGTCGAAAATCGCTGCGAGGTGTTAAGTGAAAGTCGGCGACTTAGTAAAACTGCCAGATGATGATTGTTTTTGGTGGGGATCGAAGTGTGGACTGGTGGTTGGTTTTGTTGAGCCATCGAGAAATCCACATCACCCCTCTATAGTGGTGAAGGTACTAGTAGACGGTACAGATACAAGGTTCGGAATTAGGTTTTTGGAGGTTCTCAATGAAAGTCGGTGATTTAGTGAAACAGGTAAGTCAACCCCAGCTAACACTTGGTATTATCACTAAGGTTATTCCTTTCGGGTTTTATGTTCTCTTTCCTGATGGAGAGTATCGAGTTCATAGAGATGATACGGAGGTTATCAGTGAAAGTCGGTGATTTGGTAAGGTTATCTCGTGGCACATACAATCATTTTAACTTGAAAAGTTATGTTGCCACCTTAGTTAAGAAACTACCAAGAGATGATTCTTATGAGTATGACTGGCTTGTTATGACAGATGGTAGGTACATTGCATTAGGTAGACAGATAGAAATGAGCGCAGAGGTTATCAGTGAAAGTCGGTGATTTGGTTCAGAAGCGTTGGGGTCGCCTCGATCCACACCATCAGGAAACTGTGGCTGTGTGTCTTGGTATCCCTGACTATGGCAGCTTTGAAGAGTTCATCCGGGTTGCATACCCCGGTAGGAAGGTGGAGGTCCATAGGATCAGAGAGTACGAGGTTATCAGTGAAAGTCGGTGATTTGGTGCGATACACTCCAGACGGGATTATTTCAAGTTGCTGGAAGGATTGGTATGGCATTGTTATTCGATGCATCCCTGGCACAGATGAAAGAAAGGTTGTTATGTGGAGTAAGGACAACAACGCAAGAACTACTACTAAGAAAAGCGATTTGGAGTTAATCAGTGAGAGTCGGTGACTAAATGAAGTACCAGGAAAGAGCCAAAATACAACAAAAGATTATTAAAAGACTCAAAATTTTTGAGTCTTTAAGACTCAAAAAGATTAGCAAGCTAAGAGAAGAGAAATACTGGCTTGCAAGACAGAGGGATGAGGATGACGGATAGCTATAAATTCAAAGTCGGCGACATGGTAGCTAGAAGGTACCATGGCTTACCAGAAGCGTATCATCGTGGAATAGTGTTAAAAAAAGAAGCAGCATACCCAGGCGAGCCACAGGATAGGTGCCTGGTGTTCTTCAGTGATCTGTCCGTCGGCTCAAGCCAACGCACATATTGGCAGAGAGAGGAAGACTTAGTATTGATATCATCACGATAAATTTATTTTTTTCTTGACTTAACTTAAGATTTATGTGATAATTATATCACCTCCAATAAGAAGAGACTTTCGTATGAAAAAACAAAAAGAGATAATTAAATCGCTCTTAGAGTTGAACACGGCAGAGTGTAACATTTCGTCTTGGCAACGAGGGTTTCTGAAAAGCATCTTAAACCAACTTGAGACATCGAAGTACTCTCTGACTCCTAACCAGGAAAGAGTTTTAAGCGAGGTGTGTGCGCAAAACACTCCAGAGCGATTGCACTCGATACAGGAGTGGAAAGTCTCTTACTTGGGCAGCGAGTATTTACAGGAAGCGTTTAAGGTTTGTGTTCAGTATTATTCTTCGACAGGTTATTTCTCTTCTATCGTGGCGGATTATTGTACAACCAAAGATTACATTCCGCCGGAAAAAACTTACAAGAAGATTTGTGAAAACAAGTATGCGAAAAAGGTTTTAGAGTCTCATTTTTCAGAACCTCTTTATCCTGAAGGTTCCGCCATTCAGGTGAGGAAGGGCAATAAGGTAAATTCTGATGCTGTACTGGCTAACATTCACAACGGTGGGTATATGAGCAGTTCGGTTGATTACGCAATAGTCTTGGAGAGTGACGCACAACCAATCCATCGTGCTGCTAAAGGCTCAAAGATATATAGAATATTGCCTGTCGGAGTTCCTAAGTCATATTACGTGCATGAATCAGATATCAAGAGAGCGAGAGGCGTCAAAAAATGATAATATCTATATCATATTTGGTATCCGAAAACGAGCGTCAGCATGTGAGAGCAAAAAATGGAAAGTTCCATTTAGTAAGAAAAAAAGCAAATCGGTACTCTACCAGGGGAAGCACTTCAAAAACCTTTACCGCTAAAGAATTTGTTGAGTACATGAAAAAGCGCGATCCCTATGTTACGCTGGAAGACGGTACGAAGATGCGCGTCTATCGAGGTGGAAGTCCTCATGATGAGGTTATCGAAACGATTTGCATAATTGAGTCGTACGATGAAAAAGAAGGAAAAAAGTTAGGGAAAATTCTCATACCACCCGACGATTTCAGTGATTATTTGGACTGGTAATATAAAAAAATACTTGACTTTTTTTAAAAATCATTTAATATGTAAGAACAATAACGACAGGGAAATGAAAATGTCATACAGCGGTACGGTTTATTGTGGATATTGCGGTGTCCTAGGACATAACAGGCTTGGCTGCCCATCGCGTAAGAAGAAAGCAGAAGAAGGTGGATATCTCGCACGGGAAATACAACGGGAGAAGCAACGCAGAGAAGCCGCAGTCTCAAAAAGAGTGTGTTCCTACTGCAAACAACCCGGACACAATCGTCGCAAGTGTAGCGATATGCAGGACGATAAAAGGACAGTTCTTGCCGACACTGCTTTCGCTCGCAAAAGAGTTCTCAACTCTATGATGGAAAACGGTATTGGAATAGGTGCCCTTGTACGTGCGTATTATAACTGTGATAAAAGGTATCCGATTCTTCACGTCATTGAGGATATCCGCTGGGATCGCATCGACGATGGGGTGTTGTACAATCAACATAATGTTAGGCGAAGCTATGCACGGGATGTTATCCACACTCGCATAGCTAGTGTGGCGTCCTTGAAGGACTATGAATCAAATGCTTGGCATCGTCCGCCTAAAGTCGGCGGCAGGAGTTCTTTGAATATGACACACTTGGCGTCTATTATTCCGTCAGCAGTGTCGCCTTTGCTTAGGGGTTACTCGGGAAATTTTTCTGGAGAAGAGTACGTACATGGATTGAAGCTTGAAGACACCCCTTTGATTGCCAGTGTTGAATGCTGGGCTCAGTCTGTATGCCCACCCGATGGATGGCTTGAGCCCCTGAGCCTGACGGGGTATCAGACTTTGCATTGGCATTTTCGTTTTCCAGACAGGGGTGCCGCCGAGTGGGACAAGATGCGAAAAGCGCCCCAGTGGACGGCGCGAGATGAATTAAAGCATAATTGGGAGAAAAAGTGAAAATCAATCCTTTTGAAAATCACCCGGATACCCCGGCAATAGAAAAAGAAAAAGAAAAAGAACCCTTGACAAAGGGGGAAATTTTTCTTATCCTGGAAGAAGAAATCAAAAAAGCTGAGTCCCGAGCTGCATCGGTTTGGGGGCTTACTCGCGAAGATATTGTTGAAGCAATAGAGAGTATTAAAGAGAAGATAGAGGAGATTTAAAATGTCTCGACTTATACAGAATCTACCGCGCATGTCTCGCGTCGAAGTGAACAACTTAGCAAAGAATAAGTTTTCAGATGATGAGATTCAAGTGTGGATAGCAGAGAACGGACACATTCAAGCCAGATACTATCTGGCAGAGAATGAATCTTTATGTCAAGAGGCTATTGATATTCTCTTGGAAGGTAGATCCAACATAGTGAAAGCCACTATGGTTAGTGCTCTCCTTATCGAGAACGAAGAGGCGATACGAGACATCTATAACTCGTGTAAGTCCAGGCTTGAAGCTTGGAGGATTAGTCACTTTTTTATTCGCACATGGGGTCGCGGAATTGTCAAGAATACTCCATCGGATGTGTTGGAAGATATATATTCTAGATACAAGGCTAGACTAGCTAATACCAGCGGGGGGCTATACAGTTATTACAGTACCGCTTTACCCATGAACATCGCGAACCATCCTAACTGCAATTTAAAGTTGGCAATTCAATTAAGCCAACATTCCGACGCTGCCGTCTCTAAAAGAGGTAGGGAAGCCCTGGTACGAGTAAGCAGAGAGCAAGAATAGACAAAAATAAAATTTAAATTTGACAAATTATTTTTTTTATGAGATGATATAAACACATCGAACGAATCCAATAACTGCTAATTACTTTAGGAGACAATATCATGGCAGTTGATTTTAAGACTTTTTCGGAGGTTGTCAAGCACGTAACGGCTGTAAGAAAGCCCGTGCTTCTGCGTGGACGCCACGGCATTGGCAAGTCCACCGTCGTCTACCAGTACGCTGACAGCATCAATATGCCCATCGTCGAGCGACGAGCGTCACAAATGACAGAGGGCGACTTGGTGGGGCTTCCCTCTATTGAGGACAGCAGTACTCAGTTCAATCCGCCAGACTGGTTCAAGCAGGCATGTGATGAGCCTGTAGTCCTGTTCCTCGATGAGGTTGACAGGGCAACGCTTGAGGTTCGTCAAGGAATCTTTGAGCTGACTGATAGCCGAAAGCTGAACGGGCACGTTCTTCATCCTGACACTCTTGTGTTCGCTGCTGTTAATGGCGGCGAGCATGGCGAGCAATATCAGGTTGGCGAGATGGATCCAGCCGAGCTTGACAGGTGGACAGTGTTTGACATTGAGCCAACGTTAGAGGACTGGTTGACGTGGGCAACGGGCAAGGTACATGGGATGGTGTGGGATTTTATTAACCACAATCGGAACCACCTTGAGCACCAGGATGACTATGAGCCTAATAAGGTTTACCCGTCACGTCGCTCATGGGAGCGATTGAGTGATTGTCTCACTGAGGCTGGTATTCTCGATTCGGATGAAACTTCTCCCGCGATGTACACTCTCACAAGTGCTTTCGTGGGATTCGAAGCTGCCGTCGCGTTTAATGACTTTGTTGCAAATTACGAGAAGCAGGTATCCGTAGAGGACATCCTCGTGCATGGAAAGATTGACAGAACAAAGGACTTTGGAATCAATGAGCACACCGCGCTTATTGATAAGTTTGATGCAGCAGAGTCTTTTGTCGAAGAGCTTCCACAAGCACAGGTTGACAACCTCGCTCGCTATTTCTTGAACCTCCCCTCTGAGGTTGCGATGAAGTTGTGGACTGTTCTGGGTTCAGGAGAGATTAATAACACGATTAAGCTTCACCAGGCAATGGTTGATGGCAAGTCTGTTAGTGACTACATTGTTACCATTCTTGCTGGAGAGCAGGAAGAAAAGAAGGGGAATTAAGATGAAGGTTCTTTCGTTGGCACTTGCCGTGATGTTCGCAACGGGTTGTTCTTTAGGAACTAACCCCTCGTATGTCAAATTGAATGACAAGGGGGGTTGTGGAGACTTCCTAGTGAAGCAGGCGTTCAAAGACGATATTCTCTGCGTCACCTCTAAAAAGAAAAAGAGTGGCGTTAGTTGCTTCTATGTGCAGGATGGCAATAGAGTAATTTCCCTACGATAAAAAGAATTGCTTGACATTTAAAAAAAAGTCTGATATTCTTTTTATATATCAAACAATAACTGAGAGAGAAATCGAGATGGAAACTAAAAAGCACTTCGATTTGAATTTACACATGGCTCGTCTCCTTATGGATGAGCCTTTCTTCGCGGCTATTTCGCGTCGAGTCGATAAGCGTCCCCATAGTGGTGTCCCGACTGCTGGAGTCCGCGTCAATCCCGAATCATCTCAGTTCGAGATGCTGTATAGTCCTGAGTTTTTCGCGAAGCTCACCGATGACGAACGCAGAGATGTACTTAAGCATGAGTTCTATCACATTGTATTTTTGCATGTCACTGATAGGATGCCCGAAGTCGATGGCGATAAAAAGATGACAAAGCTTTGGAACATCGCCACCGACTTAGCTATTAACAGCAATTTACATAATTTGCCAGAGGGATGCTGCAAGCCAGGCGTACCTGATACCCCTTTTGCTGATTTGCCTTCCGGCAAAAGTGCAGAGTGGTATCTTAAGAATATGCCACCGATGCCAAAAAAGAAGTCCAATCCAGATGGCGAGCCTACTGACGGCGAAGGCTCTGGAGAAGGTTCGGGAGAGCCGGGAGACACTGAGTATGACTCTTTCGACGATCACAGCGGTTGGGGAGAGGTATCGGAAGAGTCGCGAGAGATTGCTAAAGAGCGTCTTAAGGATATCATCAAGAAGGCTGCCGACGAAGCATCAAAGTCTAACAATTGGGGCTCTGTCCCTGCCTCTTGTAGAGAGGAGATTCTTAAGGGGATTAAGAGTACCCTAGACTGGCGAAAGGTGCTAAGGTACTTCATCAAGACTTCTCAGAAGTCAAGCAGGAAGTCGAGCATCCGACGCATTAACCGTCGTTATCCGTATATCCATGCTGGAAAAAAGTCAGATAGGGTTGCTAGAGTGGCAATCTCTATCGATCAATCGGGTTCGGTGTCGAACAAGATGCTGTCTGCGTTCTTTGCAGAGTTGAATAAGTTGTCTGAGATTGCAGAGTTTACGGTGGTTCCCTTTGATACAGTCGTCGTCGAGGATAAAGTCTTTGATTGGAAGAAGGGAGAGAATCGTAAATGGGAGCGTGTGTCGTGCGGTGGAACGTGCTTTAACGCTCCCACCCGATGGGTTAACGAGAGAAGTTATGACGGACATATCATTTTGACTGACTTGATGGCACCCAAGCCGGTGCCGTCTAAATCTCAAAGGATGTGGATTACAACGGAATACTATGCTCAACGCCCGTATTTTACAACTAGTGAGAGGGTTATCGCTATTCCAGAAAAAGATATGTGATAATGACTCACGTATGTCAGAAAGTCTAATATTATATAAAAGTGGAGCGTATGCCTATACCGCGCCAAAATGAACCACACAAGGCTCTTGGGTGGGCGAAGTAAACTAGATTAGGCTGGTGGTGGCTTCCCGATGAGGACAGGGATGCCGGCTTTCTGACATACTTTTTAAAATAGAGGATGGTGTATTGTGCTTATTGCAAAAGTGAGAGAGATGGTAGCTAGGTTGCCGGATAACAAGAGGATAGTGCTCCATAATATGATAGCAATGCCTCTTATTATTGTTGGTAGTACCTTCTTGGCAGGGGGAAAGTTGACGTACCAGCCAGTACAGAAAAACCAGCCGATAGGCTTCCGTTCGGAGAGGTTCGATGATTAAATACGTTAAGGGTATGATTGTGGAAATCACAGCAGACTACGACGTATTTGGACACAACGTCAGGGGTATGAGAGGAGAGGTTCTACGCCCCTACAGTGTCGACAGGGTAGAGAAAAACAAACACAAGCCATCGAGGGTAGTTAAGCATCTGGTGTACGTAGAGGAAATCGATGCATACTGCGAACCACGAGAGGAATGGCTAATTATCATAGACAGGGATGTCCCCTAACGTGTCAGGCTCTTCTTCTAACGGGAGTTTGAGGGGTGATGTGTCTCTAAGTATGCAATAGGATGAAGAGAGGCTTAAAACCACTAAATTTCATTTTTTCTTGACTTTTGAAATTTAATATCTTATAATGGTTTTAATGATTGAGGGAGCAAGAGAAGATGAAAGTCGGTGACTTGGTGAAGTATACGATATTCCCTCACAAAGAGTTGAGTGAATCACCCTTGGTAGGACTGGTGATAGAGAGAGACACTTTTCTTTATTTGGAGAAAGTGTTAGTTAAGTGGAATCTACCCAGACCACAGGGGAATACCTTGTGGGAGTATCTCGATGAATTGGAGACTATCAGTGAAAGTCGGTGATTTGGTAAGGTGTCCTACTCTGCCGCGATCGCACCCGCTACGACAGGAATATCGCATCGGCATTGTTAGCGCCAATGCAGCGCAGAAAAACTGTTATGTCGTCCGATTCTTTGATGGAAGAGCGCCTAGTTCAAATGCAGTCCACTCGCAATATCTAAGGAGAGTCAGTGAAAGTCGGTGATTTGGTTAAACCAATGGTGAGTTGCTCCGGCGATCCCGGCGACAAGCGTTGTGACACAGCAGTCGTAACCGGGTTACCTGCTGTGCGCTTAGTCACGATATACTGTAATTGCGGCTATAGCGAACAGTGCCCGCAACACCTAGAAGTGGTAAAGAATCGAAAAAAACTTCTTGACTTTTGAAATTTAATATCTTATAATGGTTTAAGAGTTGGAGGAAAACAATGTATAAGAATTTAGATTATGACAAGCTTCAGAAAATTACGGAGAACGCTGAGTTTGCCTTTTGGGAGGTTATCGCTAAAAGCTACCCCGAGATTAAATCAGGTTGTTTCCCACCCGATGCGCAGTTTGCCCTAAGTGAGGCACTTGAGAGCGCCGTCGAGACTTGGGTGGTTGGAAATTCAGAATCAGACTTCGAATGGGAGAATTGATATGTACGATATACAGGTGCCTACAGAGAAGCAGTTACGCCGCAATGTGCTTGGGCAAGGTGTAAAGATACTTCATGCTCTCATGAGCCACTATAGCTCAGGCGCTATTGAGGTGCCAGAGCACAACGACATCTTCATGGGGCTTATGGTTCTGGCGTGCGAGGGAAAGATTAAGGGAGAGCACACCGAAGATGGAGAGATTAAGTGGGTGATGGCAGAAAATAAGGAGCGGAACCATGACAATCTGGTACCGTTTCCACTAACGAAGAGGGTAGAGTAATGGAATTTATTGGTACTGTGTTTGCGATAGCACTAGGCTTGTTTCTGGGGCAAAAATTAACTGATTGGTGGAACAAGCCTTGACAAAGAAAGAATTAGAAGTATTCAACGAGACTTGGGGCATTGGTAGCCCACCAGAGAAAAAAGACTCACTGGTGCTCTCATGCGTGAAGGCGTTCCGAAGCTGGATCCAGCGAGAAAATGAAAAAAAGAAAAAAACTTCTTGACTTCTAAAATTTAATTACTTATAATATGTGAAGAAGTGAGAAAAGACGAAATGATATACCACTTGACGTATAGAATCTCCAATGGAGAGAAAAAGCACATTTATGCGATTAAAGCGATTTGTGAAAAGAAGAAAAAGAAACTTTTGAAAGAGCACGGTGAAAAAATCAAGTTTTCTAGGCTAGAAAGAGCTTGACAAAGCCATCGATTCATGATAGTATTATAATATACAAAATCGAAAACAGTAAGGGGAGCCGTCAGAAAACGGAAAACGTCGTATGCCTACAAGGGCAAAGTCCTTGCGAGCGGTGTAACTGATAGCGATATACGAAGGGCAGAGTCTTTTGTATAGTCGTTCGCTGTTGTCGTCATCTTTCTGGTCTTGGCCAGATGCAGAAAGGCAAGACATTTTGTGGAGATTGTCTTTAAATAAGCCACACTTTAACAGTCGGTAAGCCCGACAGGAGAATGTAAAATATGAATTTTTACTACAAAGTATACACCCAGCCTGGAAAGCAGGAAGACTGGGACGATGGAACACATTACTACAATGATGACTACCCGGAGTTCCCATGAGTAACAATAACGGTGGATGGCCCTCTACCACTGGCAACCCCAGTGGTGGTGGTCGAGATAACAACCCTCCTTCTAAGAAGTAGCCCTTCTAAGAAGTAGGTACAAATAACAAGTGACCTTGGCATGTCACGATAAAAGGCCAGCTTGCGGAGCATTGGCGCAATTGGCAGCGCATCGGACTTTTAATCCGCTGGTTCCGAGTTCGAGTCTCGGATGCTCCAGGAAAAAATGTTCCTGTAGGCGACTGGGTGTAGGGAATCTCACGTCGATCGCGCACGGCCCCATGCATCGAGTTAAGTGTCTCTCGGCGCGTGTGGGTGGGGCGACAACGCACCCAGTCGCCTGTGAACGAATGGTAGAATAGAATAGGGGAGAAAAGGGATGAGATTGTCAAGCATAGCGAGTGTTAGAAGGTTGGCTAACCTCTGGGTTGATTTGTCGACTAAGAGGTGCAATGAGCTTCTAGAAGCGCTTGACGCTCCATCGCGAGACGCAGTGATTGAGAGAATGAATGAGATTAGAGACGAAAGAAACAACAAGAGGAGCAAGCAAGACGATGCCTGATATTGATGACATCATCCGTTATGAGAACGGAGAGATGAGAGAGGATGAAGTGATAGAGTTCTTTCAGGGTTTGGTTGATACCGGCATGGCATGGAGGCTGCAAGGCTCTTACGGTAGAACCGCGAAGGCTCTTATTGAGTACGGATGGGTGAAGACGCCACACGAGGAGATTTTTGGCGATGATGAAGAGCATATTGATTAGAGGCGCATGCCTCGGTGCTGGACTCGGCTTGGTTGCTCTGGTGTGGGCTCTCCCATACATCGTGAGAGAAAAAAAGAACTAAATTTAATTTTTTCTTGACTTCTTGAAAATCATATCATATAATGGTTACACAAGATGAGGAGAAAGCAAGTGAGTCGCACTAGAAAAAAGATTCCTGTGCGTAACCCGTACGCAACCGCTCTGCAAAAACGACACGGTGGAGGCGTCAAGGTACACAGGGATAAAAAGCGCTACACACGCAAAGTAAAGCACAGGGGGAAAAATGATGAGCAGTTGTAATCTTTCGCCTGGTGACATGGTGCATTTGAAAATTGATTGTCCTGCGTCCTGGTGGCGCGACAAGATGGGTATCGTCGCCTCGGTTGGTGAGCCACGAGACACCGAGCTGGAGCGCGAAAATTACCCGATAGAGTTGGCAGTGATTGACGGCGGCACAGTCCGCACCCTATACAGTTGCTCAGTCTACCTTAAGGACTGCGCAGTAATCAAGAGGAGTAAGTGAAAATGAGAGTATCAAACAGAGAAGTGCCCCGGTGTTGGGCTCATGGCGTTGCAGCGAATTCGCACACCGGCAATTTTTGGACGGACGGCGAGAAGCTGTATTCGTACAACCTTTGTATCGGTGATACATCAGGCAAGCTCGGTAAGGTTCTTCGAGACTATACCGCTGGATCGGACAAGTACAGCTATTATTCACAGACAACCTCTTGTCACGTAGGACAGGCGCGGCAGTGGGCGGACATCGTCGACGGTTAAAAAGCGCTTGACATCCCGTCTCCCGTTTGTTACATTATATATACAAACAAACCCAACGAAAGGGGGGACGCGATGACAGAGCGAATCAGAGTCGGTGACAAGGTTCTTTACAGGGCACCTCGTATCGTAGACAGGAAACGAGACACTCAGCCGGTATACACGATTCGTCGTCTTTACTATGGCGGCGCGATGGCAGAGGTTGAGAGTCCCGCCGGCTACGTTTACAAGGGGTACATCGTGGCTAGAATGACGAAGGTTTAAAACTTTTTTAACTTTTTTTTAAAAACCTCTTGACTTGTTGAATTCTATTTTATATAATGGGTTCACAAGTTGAGGGGAGCGAGTTCGGCGCGATTTTTTTCAACCGAATTTTTTTTCTTGACAAACGCATTTCGCCTTGATATTATAGAGGCACAATCAAGAACGGTGCAGACAACGCACCACAACACGAAGGGGACATCATGTCCAAGAAGAACACCGCAGCAACCGCAACCAATAACAACGATGCTATTCTTTCGCGACTAGCTGAGCTTGAGGCACACCAGGAAGAGCTGAAGGCTCTCCGCGCTCAAGCGAAGAACATGGTGCGACTGGGCATCACCAAGAACGGGCACCTCGCGATTTATGGCGTTCGGAAGTTCCCTATCACCTTCAAGACTGAGGAGCTGCCCACCGTCTCCGAGATGTTCACCTCTGGCAAGGTTGCCGAGTTCGTCGCCGCGAACGGTTCAAAGTTAACGCGAGCCTAAACCGCTCGCGATGTTCTTGCGGCAAACTGTCCCGCCCGTCGCAAGTGGAGACGCACAGCGTCAAGATGTCTGAGAGGTAGGGCAGACATCATTTTTAATAACAAGAGGAGAGAGAGCTTTTGAAGGATTTATTTGACATGTTCAGCGAGGATGATTATAGTCGTATTCGTTCCTATGGTGACGACGATGAGAGCCCCGCGATCGACGTCGATGACAGTGAAGAGCTGGACATCACGCAACTTGAAGAACTCGACACGAAGGACATCAAAGATGATTAACCAGCATGCTACAACCATTGACACGCCGGCGAACGACGCCGCGAGCCGCATGCACGCCGCTTTCGAGCTGACTCAGTTCATCGACTATCTAATCGACAGCAACCGACACGCCGGGCGCTCAATCGATGCCATGATTGCAGTCGAGAACACGTTGCGCCAGGTTCAACACGAGTTGAACGATATCGACGCATATTATGCAGGGGGCGCGCAATGAGTCGACGCAAGAAGCGAACGAGTTTATCGAAGGTATGGAAGAAAACAAAGAAGGGTTAAAACATGCGAGACACTGGCGAACGAACAACCGGCGAACCTTCGTTGAATCCTCTCAACGCAATGCCTAATGCTTATATGAGCAGGGCAGCGCGAACAAGGAAGCGCGAGAGAATGAGACTTTATATTAATCGTGAAAGAAACCGCTTGACAAGGGCAGTTCGCCTCTGATATAGTGTGTATAGAGGTTGAGAGAACAGGAACAATAAATAAGAAAGGTTCAGCATGAACAACCCCTATACTGTTAAATGTGGATGCGCTACACCTCACGCTATTACAAGGGAGCAAAGGAAGTACGCCAAGCGTTCCCTTACGATGGCATACAGCATGCGCGACTATGCAGCGGTAGCACGTATCAAGGACGCGCTTAAGCCCTGTAAGGACGATGACACCTTTCAGCGTGCTGCGGTTCTCACACTAGCTTCTCTTTAAAGTGATGGTTAACCCTATGGTATCGATTCGTGGTAGTCCGTAATAGGCTTTAAATGTTTTTTTTGCATTTGTGCTTATGGTTGTATTATATTCTTGACTTTATACCGTTTAATTGGTAGAATGTTTTTAAAGGTTGAGTGTTGTGGTGATTGTCACTGAATGTCCTTATACACCACCGCATAACACTTGACAACACTTAATTTAAGCGTTAACTTTCTAACGGGGGATATCATGAAGCGTCAAAGCTATGACAGCGATAAGGTTGAGCAGCTCGCCGAAGACATCGCGCAAGCTATCAAATTGTTGAGCCTGTCCGTTATCATCGGTACGATACCTTTGATTCTATTCTACTGGATCGTTGCGTATTACGCGTATTAATGGATATAACATGTTCGACAGTGTTAAAACGTATTTCAGACGTCAGGCAGCCCGCGCGCCTCTCAACTTGCTAATCGATGGCGCGCTCGTTGGTAGCTTAATCGCTATCGTGTATTACGCTTGGTTTAATTGATAGGGGTACATAAGATGCGCGAAGCAATGCAAAGAATCCGAGACAAGGAAGAAAAAATAAAAGATAAATATTCAGAACGCAATGATTTCTTTCTATCCATGTTAGACGATGACAGCGAAGACATCAACCCAGTTGATGAAGGGTTAGCTTTCCCTATAGTAGAGGAGAGCAAGCCAGCACCTACCAGCAAGCCAAGCGATCCACACGCTGCGCTTCTCCTAGCGCTAGGGCTTTAAATCATTTTTCTGTGAGCCTTTAAACGGCACACCCCCCTCCCCCCCCGTACCCGGAATATAAGTCCCACCCGCGCCTATAGCGCATCTGAGCGCGCTAAGGACACGTTCAATAGCGCTGAGAAATTTCGAGATTTAAGGGATAGGTAAACTAGTTATATTACGATTATTGGGAGGCGCCATGAAAATTAATAAAAAGCAGCTGCAAAGCATAATACTTGAAGAATTCACAAAAGAGCTTAAAGAGAAGAATCTAACAACCGAAGGGTGGATGGATTCAATTAAGAGCATGTTAGGGTTTGGAGAAAAAGAGCCGGAAAAGGGCAAGAGCTTAGAAGAGCTTATGCAGGACGTTATTGATGCTGCGCAGCCTCTAGAGCCGCTTGGTGGCAGGAACGCACCGGAGAGTGGCGCCATGGCGATGGGCGGCAGAGCCGGATTCGACGCTATCACCAAAGCTACCGGTAGAGGCGCCTTTTCGGGACGCGGACATGATGTCGTGCAAGAGATAGATACAAAGATATCGGAGCTAGCCGGTATGGTTGCAGGAATAGACGCTATACACTCTGCCATACATGACACAGTGCTTGAAGCCACCGGAGATCGAGCTGCAGCTAATAGGGCTTATCAGGAGGCAATGCCACACAGCAAGCTGCGCGACGAGTACTTCTTTATAAAGCTAAGCCTTAAAACATACGAACTAGCGTATAGACATAGAATAGTAGTGCCGTACTTGTACAAACACTCGCCAGAGGGAATTAAAGCAGCTGCTGCAGCTAGAAAGAAAGCAAAAAGAGATTTCGAAATTAATTCAGCATGGAACGCTAATCAGGCTGCCGGTAGGGTATTACGATTAGGTATGGCAGCGCGCGGACAACGTTTCGAAGGGCGTATGAAGATAACAGAGAAAAATATTATTGCAATGATACAGGAAGAGATAACTGCACATATTGGCGAGGATGATGCATGAGAATAGCTATTGCAGCAATGATTGCAATAATGGCTATGGCTATAGCTAGCTGCGGCAGCACCCCACCAACACCTAGAAACGCCGAGCTTACTGTTACGTACTTCGGCAAAGAAATCAAAAAAGAAAAACCTAGATGGACAAACGAAGCTAGATTAAGGGAAGCGCTTAAAAAACCCGGCAAAAAATATTTGGTTTTTGGCGCTGAGTGGTGTGAAGCTTGCAAGTTTTTGCGCCGCGCTCTGCGCGAGGGTGAACTCCACAATGCAGTTGAAAACGTCAACATCGATGAACCCTGGGTTAATTCAGTAGCTAGCTTTTATGGCATTAATGCAGTACCAACAATGCTGATATTGGGTTCAGATAATACAATCATTGACGTCAGATCTGGGCCCGGAGCAATAACTGTCTATCTTTTGCTGAATATCAAAATTAAATAACTACTTACACTATACGCAAAAGGGAGCTATAGCATTATGAAACTCACAGAATCAAAATTGCGCGATATCATCAATGAAGAAATTATTGCTGAAGAGATTAACAACCACGTCGAAGAGAACGAAAACCTCGAAGAAGGCTTCTTTAGTACTGTTTTCGGACTTGGCCTGGCTTACTGGCTTGTTAAGGCTTTTCTGGGCAAAAGCATTGCCAAGCAAGTACGAGAGGATCCTGAGCTTCAAAAAGTTGTTAAGGACGGCAGCGACGAGATTGAAGCTGCAATGAACCAAGTTTCATCTCCTGAATCACGTCAACGCCTCAAAGATGATGTTTCCGGTTTATTGAGTGATATCGCCGGCGTTATTAGAGACAGGCTCGGTTAAGATGACACCTAAGCAACTTCAAATTATAATTTCTGAAGAAATCGGCAAGTATCTCAATGAAGCCGGTGCCTCTCAACTTATTGGTGCCTACAACATCGACGTCATCACTGAAGATAAAGAATGCATATATGCTTTCGAAGTTATTAAGAAGTATGTCGATAGACGCAGCGGGTGGCAGTTTAGTGAACCTGAATATTCTCAAGTAAGCAATATATTGTCTGAAGCCATCTCTCTTGTTAAAACCATAATTGACAAAAAGGAGGCTGCCAAGACTCCTGTTCCTCGCCCTCTGCGTCCTGGAGCTGATCCTGACGCAAAAGCGCTGCCGCTTCGTCTGCGGCGTGCAACGAAAATGGCTTAATTAATTTAATTGACTTATAGTTATTTCCATGTCAACGTTCTTGATTATATCGCATTGTGTTATAATGGTGTTGTGGACAGCGTGCTTGGTATATGCACATGTTAAGCTAATCAATAACGCCATTAAGCAATTCGAAGAGCAAAACGGGGCACTTCTCAAAGAGCTTGAAAAGCAAAGAAAAACAAAATCATTCAACATGCACAACACAACTATCGCTGCATCGGATGGTAAAGAATTTTATTATCGAGGAAATTCATCATGAAGATTGAAATTGGCACCCTTATAACAATTGTTACTTTAAGCATTGCAATGGGCGGTACGTACTATTCAATGTCCGATAGCATCTCCGATCTCGAGGCAAAAGTCACTATTTTGGAAAAAAGAGTCAAAAAGTGCAGATGTGGACATAAAAAAATTTCCCCGCGAAAAAAATGAGATTTTCGTGACTATTTATAACATAACTTAAGGAACCCATGTATGAAACTCAAAACCTCCTATATTAAAAAAATTATCCGCGAAGAACTTGGTGTTGATGTTCCTGCTGCTGACATGTGGCGGGACTTCTGGTTCAACGGACCCAGTAATCAATTCGCGCTAGCTGATAAAACTACCCGAAAGATTGCTGAGCTGTTTGTCGCAGATATGCGGAAAATGCTGCAGCATGCTGATGAAGTTGTCCGAAAGGGGGAGTGGGGTTCGGGTCCCGATAACGCCGCGTTCTTTCGCATGCGTGAATTCGTGCACGGCAAGTGGTTTGGTAGTACTGGAATCTTGACGTCAAACATGCCTCCGCGTTCTTCTGCTTTCCTCGAGAATTACAAAGATTGGGGATTGCCATCGTGGGGGCAAGGCAGATCTGCTGTACAGTGGGCGCAAACGGACTTCTTTCATGACTGGCTAGGAGAATAATATGTGCATCATATGTATTGAGCTTGAAAAAGATAAATTAACAGCATCAGAAGCATTGCGAAACTTTTGGGAAATGAAAGAATCAATTGAAGAAGAACATATCGATGATATCACCGCAGCGATACTTGCTGCATTTCATGAAGAGCTTGGAGAAGAAAAATGAAAAAAGAAAAAATATTTCAAATGATTCAGGAGGAAGTAGCTCGAATATTGGAAGAGTATACACCTGATGACTTTTCAGACTTGGAAGGCGAAGAGGCTACTAGTTGGGAGCCAGAAGAGGACTTTTCAACACACCACGACGCCGCTGAAGCAATTCAATTGGGGGTTAATGCTATCTTGGAAGCCTTGTATCAGTTCGATCCTAGTCAAGAAGCTCTCGACAGGCTCGAATCTGATTTATATGCAGCTTTGGCTGATGTTCGTCGCGGATCTATTAATGACATTGTGTCAGGCAAAGCGAGGATATGAAGTGGGGCGTTAATATATTAACGCTTATACTTATCCTCACCTTCGTGCCTATCCCTGTGTCTGCACAAAACGAAGGCACCAAAACAAAATTCTACAACTTCGATGATTTACTTATCGACGGCAAAGTCCGAAAACCAAAAGTGTTGTGGGTAGATGCTCGACAGAAAGTTAAGTTTCAAAGGCTTTTGAAATTAAAGAAAGATTTTATGCCCAAGCTTCGCGACACCAAAAAGGACATGTCCCTTCGATAATCAATTTTCTTCAATATTACAAAAAAACAAACTAGTTATTATATCAATATTGAAAAGGAGTTCATAGTACTATGAAAATTACCAAGAAAACACTTGAGAATATGATAAGAGAGACGCTGGAAAATCGCTTTAATATGAGCGAGGAAGAAGCACCTGACGTGGTTGGTATGGCGTCTACTTCACTTCCAGGAGAAGTCAAGAGAGTTCTTAATATACCCAGAGCAAGTGAGATACTCAATTCACTCGCTGACGCTATTGAGAGTCAAAAGTCTCCGCAAATAAAGGCAAATGTATACACTCTCATATTGCAAGCCATCGGATTGGATACTGTAGACGAGCTGCAGGCGTTCCGCACCCTTATCCAGAGCCGACTAGCTAAAGCTGAAAAGGACGCTGGCCCTGCTGAAGAGCCGGCAGTAGATGTTCCGGAAGAGCCCGTTGGTGCACCTGATTTGCCATCACCAGAGGATATCGATCCAGCTGCTCTAGCTGAAAATAATGATTTCACGTCTATTCTTAAAAAGATGGTGCAACAAGAGCTTAAAACAATCAAGCGTAAGTAGTCAGGAGCAATTATCGTGAACATAACGAAGGACACGCTAAAATATCTTATAAAAGAAGCCATGTATGATATGGCTAATGCTAAAACTCCAGATTCTGCTTCTTATATTGATGATGCAGTGGAAAAAGAAGCAGAACGTGAAATATCATGGGGAAAAGTCTTGGACTCCTTGAATCCCCAGCGAGAAGAAAACAGTGAACATTTTCGCAATATTGTGCTCAGAGCTATGACTCTGGCAGCTGCAGAAAATTCAGAATTCTTGCTAGATATGATGGAAGATATCACAGACGATTCTGAGGTTCGAAACATACTCATGATTCATATCGAAAAGATATTTAAAAATGATTAAAATTAATGTAATATAACACATATGTTACATGCCCTCGAACAGTTCAAATGGCACACCGGATCCGATCGCAGCATTACTTTCGAAGAGATAGTTAAGAAGGTAAAGTCTTGTATTTCCGACGGTGGGAAACTTTTTGTTGGATCCGACTCTTTTATATCTAAAAACAAAGTTAATTTTGCAACAGCGATATGTCTTTATGGAGATGGTAATGGCGGCCGCTACTTCTTTCACAAGGAGTATCTTCCAAAAAAGAAGTTTAACGTGTTGGTGTATCGGATAACCGAAGAAGTGAGACGCTCAGTCGAGATTGGTGAATATTTTATGAATACGCATAAGCTCGAGCCATCTAGCATAGAGCTTCACATCGACGTCTCTCCTTTTCATGCAAAGGCTGCAACTTCCAGTTTTGCCGATATGTTGAGTGGGTATGTTACCGGCGCAGGCTTTGAATGTAAGGTTAAACCTGATAGTTGGGCAGCTCAATCTGTTGCAGACAAACACTCTAAATAAGGATATCATGATAGATCTATCAAATAATATAATGCACATGTCTTACACTGTCAGTCAGCATGATTTGGTGCAAACTTGGTTAGACATGATGCATCCAGGAGAAAACATTGTTGTTATGCACGATCCAGGTAAGCACGTTGAAATGTTGACTAAAATGGGATTTGTCTTACCAGAAGAAGAAATGTGGGAAAGCAAGATACTGGTAATCCAAGTTTCTGCGATTGATGAGGTTTTGTGGATAATTAAGAATGTCAAACATGACGTGGGCCCATACTGTCAAGCTTGGATAAATGGTAGATATATAACAGACAATATAGATTGCTAAGGGGGGTGGAGTCATGATAGACATCATTGATATTTTAATACGCAGCATCAAGCAAAAGATAAAGAAGAAAGAAGCTGAAACACCACGAAAGCAGCCACGTGTTCGTCCTCCGCCTCCGGCGCCTCCAGTGCCGAAACCGAAAACTGAAAAGAAGCCAGAGAAAAGAGTTATTATAATAGATATTTAAATACTATTTATTGTATGAAACTCATATTAGAAAGTTGGCGAAAGTTTGTTAAAGAGGAGTCCGAAGCTAGCAACAGCGAGCTTGTCTCTTTTATCGTACAATCGAATAAAATAGAAGGGTATGATGTCTCTCCGGAAGAAGTACTTGAAGCGATAGAGGGTAAAGAACAGGGATATCCTCTTAGGTATGTTACACAAAATCCTCATATATTCTCTCATCTAGCAGGTTTAGAGCAAGCCAAAGGGGGAATATCGGAAATTTCTGATATACTCCATGTACATAGAGCGATGGGAGCAGGAGCTTTAGATGCTGGGGCGCCTGGTATGCTAAGAACTGGAGGTGCACAATCTGAACACGGTACCAAATACGTTAATCCGGAAGATATCCCAGAGGCTCTTGATTGGTGGATTAGTCAAGATTGGAGCGGTAGAGAGTTCCAAGCTCACACTGTATACGAATTAATACACCCCTTCGACGACGGCAATGGCAGATCTGGTAGGATAATCCTTGCTAGCATGCTAGGGTTAAATTTCAGCGTTGTCAATAGTATGATAGGACAAGGATACTTTGCGAATTTAGATAGAGCTGGCAGGCATTTTCATGGGCAGTTCTGGAAAGGCACTCTATCTGAAGCGAAAGAGGACAGCAAAATAGTGGCTAAAGTGATTCTTGTCGGCGAAGATCAGAAGGTTTTGTTTCTTAAACGAACGGCGTATGTTAAAAAACATGCCGGAGAGTGGGACTTGCCTGGTGGCCACGTGCACGAAGGGGAAGACATCTTGGACGGACTTCGAAGAGAGGTGAAAGAAGAGACTGGACTGTCGATAAACAACGTTGAAAAAGTGAAGGATGTCGGTAGCAAGAAGTACTACAAGGCGGAATTGCCAATTGGTAAGATAAAATTAAGCTCTGAACACTCAGAACACAAGATGAGACAGGTAAAGAATATTAAAAATCCCAACAAATACGAAAAAATAGCGCAGGAAATATTTGAAAATGACTGATTTTAACAGAAAATGGGGCAAGTATCTTACAGAACAAGATTTCGATCGCTCAAAGTTAACCATAAAAGATAAACTTAATTCCAAATTCTGGAATAGGGGGCAGCTAAATGAAGAAGCTCGCGAAAGACTGGTGGAAATAGCTCAAGAGTTTTACTCTTCTGTCCAAGATAGCGTGCCAAATGTACCAGACTTTGAAGATATAACGTTTACTGGCTCTCTAGCTAGCTACAACTACCACAATGCTAGCGACATTGACTTGCATTTGCTGGTAGATTTTAATGAAATTGGCGAAACTGAAGATATTTTGTCAGAATTTTTCGCCCTCAAGAGAATTCAGTGGAACAATAGCCATAATATTCGAATATTTGGGCACGAAGTAGAAATATATATACAAGATATTAACGAGGAGCACTTCTCTAATGGAGTTCATTCGGTGTTAAGCGGAGAATGGCTCGAGATGCCGGTTCGAGAAGAGATAGATATTGATTTTGATGCCACGAAAAAAAAATATAAAGCCTTGTCGCTTGAAATTATGCAACTCTCAAAGCTCTTTCAAAAGAAAGAGTACAAAAAAGTGTATGATCATGCGTCGAAATTGAAGGAAAAAATAAAAAACATGAGAATTGCAGGGCTTGAGGACGAAGGAGTCTACTCTGCAGAGAACTTGGCATTTAAAATGTTAAGAAACAACGATGAGATAAAGGACTTAATGTCCTTAAGGACAACTTCATACGATATGATGATGTCGATAAGCCAAAAACCAACAAAAAAAGTTAATATATCTGAAAATTGGAAACTATTTCGTAAAGGAGACATGAAAAATGGATGATTCGATGAAAAAATGGAAGAACTTTCTCTTAAAAGAGGAAAATGAGCTAGCTGTCGTCGATAATAGCTCCGAAGTAGAGGTTGAAAAGGGGGACTTGGCTATCCTCCGCGAGTATTTGCAAGAAATTCAGAATATGGCAATGAGAATAATGGATATGGAGCAAGAAATCAAAGACAGAGAGCTTTCATATTATCCAGGCTATGAATTTAGGAACGCTGCTAAGCAATTGGCGGACGCAGAAGAGTTCGGGAGTCTTGCGAACAGATTGAGTAAGTGGATATCCAACGAAACCAGAATGAAAACCCTCAAAGGGCAACTCAAAAAGTAAAAATGGCTAAATATAAGGCAAAATTAATCCGAGTTGTCGACGGAGACACTATAGATGCGGAAATCGACATAGGTTTTGGTATTTTTGTGCGAAAAAGAATCCGATTATGGGGAATTAATGCCCCTGAGACGCGCTCGAGGGATAAGAGTGAGGTTAAGTCTGGAAAAGAGACTTCGAAGCGTCTAGTGGCGATTCTCGCCCTCTCAAACGATGAATTTGAGCTAGTCACCCATGGCGATGGCAAGTATGGCAGGTGTTTGGGGGAAATATTCGTAAAAGAACATAAGGAAAGCGTTAACCGGGTACTAATTAATGAAGGACTTGCCACGGAGTATGAAGAATGAAGAAGCTTTTTGAAAACTGGAATGATTACTTGGATCACCCGGATGCACCCACGCCAGCAGAGACGGCCTCAGCGGTGAGGGAAGAAGAGAGAACTGCAAGATTGCAGCAAATGGTTATGGAAATAGCCCCAGAGATAGTTGCCCGACTAATTGGACTCAAGAGCCCTTCGAATTTTTTGGATTCGGAAGATTTTGCGGCAGATGTAGCATTTCAGGCAGAAGGAAATCATCTTGGCTCGTTATGTGAGTGGCTTTTAGAAGAATTTGATGTTGATATATCGGATGTAGATTTAGAGGCGAGATAAGTGTCTAATTCCTTTCAAAAAATTTGGAAACAATTTCTGGATCCAGCGCTGCTTGTTGAAGCACGTGTCAAAGACGTAAAGGCAAAATACCCTCAGTTGGATCTTGCTGGTTTTATTGCATATGCACAGAAAGCGCTTCATGACGATTTTGGGCCCAAAGGGGTGTCAAAGTATTTGATGTGGTTTGCTCGCGAGCTTCATCAAAATTTTAAAGATGATATTGAAGGAGACAATCACTGGCACGCTAACGCGCCTCATGATAGGGATGTTTTCGAAATAGCCAACGTCTTGTTGGAAATTATTGGACAATTTCAGCAACACCATCAGAGACTAAAAGAGAAGGACATATATAAGTATGAACCGGAAGAACTCCGCGCAGCGTTGAGAGATTTGGGCTTGTCGCAAAGCCAGAAAAGAAAGAGAGAAAAAGAAGGAGCAATGGAGGGTTCAGAACTCATATATGACGAGAATGATATTTTTGCGATTCGCCCACTCACAAAAGAGGCTTCTTGTTTTTATGGTAAAAATACCAGATGGTGCATATCAGCAACTGAGTCCAGAAACTACTTCGATCAATACACTTCAGATTACCAAGCGTTTGTGATGGTGAGATTTGATAACATTCCTGCTGATCATAAAATGCATAAGCTAGCACTAGTTTATAGTAGGGAGGGAGATTTGCAGCAAGTCTTCGACGCATTAGATGATGAACCCGGTGAAAGCGCTGTCTACGATGCAGTGACGATGAACAAGCTCGGGGCCAGGTGGGACTATGAATTGCTAGATGAGGAAGAGAAAGAACCAATAGATGAAATAGCAGCAGACATTATCCAGAATGGGTACATGAACGTCCTGGACAATCCACCAGATCCAACAGGAAGTTGGGATTCGGAAATCACAAATCTAGAAGCCGAATATCAAGAAAAAATTAAACATGGATACTACAGTGCAGAAGTCGAGGACTATGGTGAGGGCAATTATGTGTCGTTTAGTGGAGGATTCACAGTAGAGTTCGATGAAGATATTTTTGAAGGAGGGGAATATGAGTTCCCCGATAATTATCGAGACTTGAGTGAATTGTCTCGTGAGATATCAAGCAAATTCGAAAGAGTTCAAATATATCACGAAGACATTGATATATCCGATTATAATGGGAAAGTTACATTCGAAATTAGAGCAAGTACTGATGGTTTTGAACCGGATCCACAAGGGTATGACTCTTTTCTGCACCAGATTTGGGATTACGACAAGCAATACAGCACGATGCAACGAATCATAAGCAAACATTTGGCAGAAGAGGGTTATATCGCCAAAGGAGCGTTCGATACGTTCCAGGCAACACTTGAAGAACTACAAAAGAAGCTTAAGAATTTCAATATCACCGATTATAGTGAGTATGCCGGCGAAGAAGAGATAATATTTGCTAGCAAAGAAAATCTAATAATAACAGAGACTAGTCCATTCTTAGTTAAACATTTCGCTGTATATGCTGGTGGCAAATATGTCAGCGAAGAAGTTAATCAGAGAATGTTTGAAAAATTAAAAGAACTCAATCAAGCGATACAGACTTACCTAGCGCAGCAGCTCGAGTTGCCTCTTCACGGAGCTGATCCTCGCGTTGTCAGAAAGTTGACTATACCAGAAACATTGCAAGTCGTCCTTTACGATAGCGTCCGAATTGATGAAAACTCCATCTTTGCCAAAGTGTCGGTAAGGATAGATAACCCAGAAGCTAATCAAGAAGAGATAGACATGATTGTCGATGTTGTTCGATTTCTGGATGAAAATTATGAAAGAGTTGCAGCTGCTGCAATAGAGTCCGCACAAGAAGTAGCTGCTGAAGTTATAAGCGCGCAGAAAGAATTTATGGACAGCCTACCGCAAGCTGCGAAAGATCTGCTTGAGTTAGGCAGGAAGTCAACCAATCACGACGCTGAGCGGAGAATGAGAAGGGTTAATGATATATCGATAGGGGAGTGGAAAAACAGAAAAGAAGAAATACCTACAATGAACATGTTCAAGTCTCAAATTCTTCTTCCTCTTTTTAATATATTAAAGGAGATTGGAGAGATAGCGGGAGATAGAAGTGCCGAAAACCCATTCTATGCAGATGAAATAGATGATTTGATGCGCCTAACAATGGAGTCCAATAAAATGAATATCAATATTTTCGAAAAGCTTAAAGAAATATACATTAAAAGAAGCTGCACTAAGAAAACAACAGGCGAAAAGGGCGACTGTGCCGTACTTAATCCCTCCACAAAGAAGCAGACTGCTTGTTATGACGATTGCGACACTGCGAGGGCAGCAAAACACATGAATGAAGAAGCCGAAGAATTCTTTTCAAAAATTAAAAAAGAGTCAGAATTAGACGAAAAAGATAACATAATAAAGAGCAGAAAGTATGAAATAATAGATATTATGGATCCAGACTTTAATTTATGGGAGGTGAACGATGAGTAGCGACTCTCTATTATATCTTATAACTGGCTTTACTCTATTTAATTCCTCTCTTTGTTTGTTTTTGCCTTACTTGTTATCTAAGCAAATATCAAAATTAAGGGAAGACATTGAAATGACAGCTCGAAATCCAATGGCAGCTAAAAAAGAGTTTACAAGAAGAAAAAGAGACGGTAAGTGAAAAAAAAGAAAAGAATCGTTTATCCCGATCTTTTCTCTCAACTTGCGAATTCCCTCAATACGAAAACAACACCAGATATCCCCTTAAACACTAAAGACGAGACAGACACATTTCTTTCACTCCTCGACACAGAGCCAGCTTTAGCTCTAGATTATTTAAATTGCTGGCTTATATTGAAAAAAATGACACCTTTACCTGAAGATGTCTTAAAGACTCTCGCGCAATCTGTTACTATGTTATTGTCTTCTAAAACAAAAAAGGACTAATCATGATAGCAGATGTAATTGTTGATTTACAGTACGGCGACTGTGGCAAAGGTAAGGTTGCACACCATTTAGCTAAAAACGGTAATTATACTCATGTAATACGGTATAATGGAGGCTGCAACGCTGGACACACGATATATCACGAAGGGAAGAAGTTCGTAACACATCATATCCCTTGCGGTGTATTCTTCGGTATTAGATCTATTATAGGGCCCGGATGTGTAATAAACGTTAAACAATTTTTTGAAGAAATACAGGAGCTGGAATCTCATGGAATTAGTGCACTCGAGTTAATAGGGGTAGCTTCTAACACTCATGTAATTACAGACTTTCATATGGCTCAGGATGGCCAAGACGAGGTGATAGGCACCACGAAGAGAGGCAACGGGCCCGCATATAGAGATAAGTATGCAAGAAAGGGTGTACGCGCAATGGAAGTTCCGGAACTTGAGCCCTATATTGTCGACATGTATACAGAACTTCACGATAGTCCATTTTATGATGAGAGTGTTATTCTTTTCGAGGGAGCACAAGGCTTCGGGCTTGATATTGACTGGGGTGATTATCCATATGTAACTTCAAGTCATTGCACTGTCGGTGGGGCAATATTGAATGGTGTACCACCAAGAAGCATCCGTGATATTTGGGGCGTAGCAAAGATTTATGAAACATATGTTGGAAATAAGCTCTTTGAAGGTGTAGATCCGATATTCGCTAAAATAAGAAAAGCAGGCGAAGAGTTCGGAGCTACCACTGGGCGGCCGCGGCAAGTTAATTGGATGGACTTTGATAATCTTTTAAAGGCTATTGATATTAACGGTGTTAACAAGCTCGTAATAAACAAGGTTGACGTTCTCGAAGAAGTTGAGAGGTGGTGTGTTTATTCTGGTATTAACCAGTTTGAATTTGATAATTCTCGAGACATGCAATTCTGGATAGAAGAGAACCTAAAAGATAAAGACGTAGAAATAATGTTTTCTTCATGTAAAGACTCCATATAAGACGCTATATACTTATAGCATGTCGAAAAAAATAGAAAATTTAAATAACCATAATTCAGATTATTCTATCGATAGGCACAGTACCCTTCGCGGACAATATACGAAGGTGGAGACTTCCATATCGTCTTACACAAACAAGCATAAAACAGAATCTTCTACTGACAACGGTGAAACGTATGTTGGCTGGACTGTTGGTTTGTGCAACAACAAGGCTATAGCTGTAGAGACTAGATACACTAATCCCGCTCATGGCGGCGGCAACGCAAATCATGGTGCTATACTGTTGTTTGAAAAGACTGGAGATGATTGGGGCACCACAACAGAAACAAGACTGACATCCTCAACTTGGGTTAACGGAATCTCTCTTTATATGGGCACAGATTATACAAAAGGCGGATCCTGGTACGGTTATAGGAACCAAGGTGCCAGTATATATAACGACAGGGTAGTTGCTGGTAGTCCGAAGTTTCACAACGGTACCGTGTATCGCGGTGAAATCATCATATGGGAAAAAGTAGGCAGCATTTGGAACGAAACACATATTTCTGCTTCAAATCTAGAATCGGGAGACGAATTCGGTGCTGCGGTTTCTACTAATGGGGACTGGATAGCAGTAGGTGCGAGAGATCATAGTCCTTCGTACGAAGGCGTGGTATATATGTTTCTGACTACCAGCGCCGGGTGGGTGTCTTCTAGTGTTGAGAATCCCTTGAGTAGTGGTAACTACGGTTCTGAATTCGGGGCATCAGTATACCTCACTGGCAGCAAATTAGCGGTAGGGGCACCAGGGGTAGATAAGGTATTTGTTTTTAACTCAGGTTCGACATCGTGGGATTTGGAAGGGACTATTTCACACCCCAGTGGATCCACAGGAGAAGAATTCGGAATGAAAGTTGCCTTGCACAACGATACTCTTGTCATCGGTGCGCCCGGCAATGATGTGGGGGGCTCTAATGCAGGGGCAGCATATTTGTATGCTCTTGGTTCGGATGGGTGGTACTTTAAGCAGGGCATAGCTGGTGATCAGGCTGGCGCTCAGTTTGGAAGTGCTATAGACGTTGGCAGCACTCACATGATCATCGGGGCAGAGGTTTACAACGGCGGGGGGACTAATGGCGCAAAAGACGGAAGAGCCTGGCTATATGAGAGCGGCTCCACATACTGGACTCTTTCCCAAACATACACTCCCGACAGCCAGGAAACGGCGCATGCGCCAATGATGGCTAGTTCTGTTGCCATAAATGGAGACGCACTTGTCATTGGCTCGAAATTCGAAGTGGATAGTTTGGACGATAAGGGGCTAATATATATATATGATTCTACAACTACTACCACCAGGGTTGAGGGAGAACCAAAAGTCTCGAATGGATCCATATCAGCATTTAATATAAGAAAGCGCCCCGTAGGCACTCCTTATAAAATCACTTTAAATTGATATAAACGATTAAAACTTCTAATTACTAAGTATTATTGTTACTCGAGGCACCATATTATGATTAATCAGATTAAACCACTAGCTGAAGAATTCATGTCTTATTGTCAAAAGAAGCATGGATTCGAAAAGCCTCCTGCTATGAATTTTATAGAAGATGAGGAAAATGGTAATAACCCGCTAGGAAAGACTGCTTATTATGATCCTCGAGAACAATCAATAACACTGTACATAACCAATCGACACCCGAAAGACATACTTCGCTCTTTGGCACATGAATTAACTCACCACTTGCAAAATCTCAGAGGAGAGTTTGATAATATCGGCGAGCTGGGAGAAGACTACGCTCAAACAGACGAGCATATGAGAAAAATGGAATTTGAAGCATATGCTTCTGGGTTGGACGTACGAGATTTTGAACATGATAGAAAAAATAGATTACAAAAGGAGTCAAGTAACATGAACGACAAAATCAAAGCATTGTTAAGGAAGATTATCAAAGAGACGATAAGCGAAATTCCAACAATTGAAAAGGGTGAAAAAGAGAACGAATTGACAGAGAAAGAGGGAGCAATTATAGATTCCATTCTCAGTGAAACAGATGAAGAAGAGACGCTTGAAGAAAATGAAGAGGAGACTCTCGACGAGGAAGCTTCGGAAAACACGGACGAAAACACAGAAAACACAAAGGTTCAAACTCCAGAGCAAGAGAATACTATTTACGAAAACAGATTCACAAGCAGGGACAATAAACTTTTTGAAAGACTGCTTAATAAGTGGACAAAAAAATAGTAGGATAGATATATCATGTCTAAAAAGCAACTTCTAACTGAGGGCGGTGCAGCTGGGCACATGTCTCACCCCTATGAGAACGTATCCCTAACATTTGCTAAACTTAAGGAAATGTTTAAGATAGCTTCGCAAGGCTTTCCCGGACTTAAAGTTACGGAGAAGCTTGATGGCCAAAATATATTTATTTCATATGATCCAGTTAGGCAAGAGTCTTTGGCAGTTCGCAACAAGTCACATGCAAAAGTGGGTGGCATAAATAAGGAAACCCTTATTGCCGCTTTAACAACTGATCGCCCAGTGGATAAGAGAGTGCCACAAAATGTTGTTGATGCATATGCAGATTCTCTTTCAAACTTTGAAACTATTGCTAGGCTTGTGCCCGGTGAGTTTTTCGTACGAGAGGACGGTGGATTGATATTTTATAACGCGGAAGTTATGGATCCACGAAGTCCAAACGTCGTAGACTATGATGCACAAACTTTAGCAATTCATAGAGTCGGCCACGTCGTTGTTAAAGACGGTGTCTCTCACAAGCTAGAATCAGCTGAAGCAGAAAAACATGCGATACAACTAGAAGAAATTTTGGTTAATATGGCTGCTGATTCTAATATGCCCTCTGTTAAAGTTAATGCTATTAATGACTTTAAAGACTTTATAGAAAAAAAGGACGCTTACAAGAGAGCGATATCCAATATCGACAGCATTATTCGTGATGTTGGAGTGTCTCATGGACAGACAATTGGAGACTATCTTAAATCAAGAGTGTTTTTGATACTAAGTAGAAAACTAGCAGATATGAATTTCAACCAAGAAGCTATAGATGCCATGTCTGAGGCTGTTGTGTTTTACGGCAGCGAAAAGAAGATGCCAAGAGTCAAGACGGAAATAGCTATAGCACTATCTGAAATTCCAGAACACTTAACTCGGGAGAGAGAAGTGTGTGTTAACATATTGAGAGATAGGGTTGCACTCAAGGAATTGTCTGATGCATCTTCACAACCTCTCATCAACGTAATACATAAATTTGCAGTTGAAATTCTCGAGAATTTCACAAGTGCGTATGTCATGCAATCTGATGTTACTGTTGGCAAGCTCAAGAAAAAGGTTGGACAAAAAATGAAAGATATTCGCGCCGCTGCTGACGCCGACGATCTTCAAAAATTACAAATTGGCATGCAAAAGATATTAGGCGGAGAGTTGTCAGCTGAAGAGGTGCTCAGTGATGCATCGATAACTGCAGCAGTAGAAAAGATAACAACAGCGGTAGAAGGGCTTGTTTTTGAATTTGAAGGCAAAACCTACAAGTTTACCGGCAATTTCGCACCAATAAATCAAATTATGGGACTTGGAAGATACAGTCGAGGCGCAAAGAAAGAAGTATCAGAAGATATCCTTGGTGAAGATCCAGAGCCAGAAATAGAAGAAGATATCCCTGAAGCTTCTAGAAAAATAGCTGTTTTTCCCGGTAAATTCAAGCCACCTCATCGCGGACATCTCCATTTGGTAAAAGAGACTCTAGCAAAAGGAGCGGATATGGTGGTAGTGTTTGTGTCTCCCCTTGCAAAGGGAGACATATCAGCCGAAGAATCTATATCTGTATGGAATCTGTACTTGAGAGCGTCGGCTGTTGATCCTAGTAAAGTTATAGTTATGAGATCTCCATATAACTCCCCTGTTATGGCAGCGTACTCTATCATGGACGAGCCGATACCGGGATTGCGTAATCACGGCATACCACAAGCAGGAGATATGATAATACCTGTCGCTAGTACTAAGCCGGATGATAGAGGCATCTCAGATATTCAAAGATTCGCAAAATTTTCTCAATATAGTCCAAAACTAGAAGGTGTCATTCCCGCAGATGTAAAGGATTGGGCTGTCGATCCAGAGCTAGATTCAGCTGGGACTTATAATGCTAGTGACTTTCGCGCTGCGCTGGATGCTGCGCAAGACATATCTAGATTCATACCTGACGGCGTGTCACAAGACGAAGTGCGACAGCTTCTTAATTTCTTCTCGAGCGAAGAAGAGCCCCCGCAGGAAATCAAAGAGAATTTATTTACTATGATAGAGAAAATTATAATGTCAGAGGGAGACTGGCAGCCTATCGCCAAAAAAAGAATGAAGAAAAGTATGAAAAGGGTGCTAGGTGGAAGTAAGAACATCGCTAAATACGGAAAGCCTTTTACACTTGATCCGAAAATAGGAAGCTCGAATGCTTTTTTGGCAAAAGAAGTTGAAGATATAGAAGAAGCTGAAGAGATTGAGGAAATTTCAGCGATGGGCGCTCCAGGCGGAGGTGCGGTACAAGGTTACTCCGCACCGATTGCCAAAAAAGAAGACGAAGAAGAATTAGACGAAAACCAAGAAGAAGAAACTAATTAAATTAAATTGGGAGACTTTTAGATGTTATCAAGAGAAGAAATGGCAAAAGAGATGGTTTTACGAGAAAACATCCAAAAAGCTGTATCGATAGTGAAGAATCGACACGTACAAGCTAGAACTGCAGAGATATTGCAAGAAATAAAACTTCGCTCCATCATACAGTCTCTCATCGTTGAAGCTGCAGCTGATCCTGAAGAGGATCCTCACGAGAATACTGGAATTAATGTATTGAGAGATATGCTTAAGAACTCAAACATATTAAAGACACTTTCTCAAGCTTTCAAGTCTCTGACGACAGATAAAAATCAGAGAGATTCTTTTAGAGCGCATATTGTTAATGCTGTACAGAGCACTCTAGCTCCGATAATGGCAAACGATGAGGCATCTGTAGGCGAGTCTCCTTCTCCTGATTTGGAAGAAGAAATAGAGATTGATATAGAAGACGACAAGTTTATACCTACCGATGACGTAGAGGTGGAAGAGGAACCAGAAGAGGATCCTAAGTCAAACTTTTCTCTAGAAGGTGAAGACGAGACTGGTAGAAATAGAGCATTTGAGGTTTACAATAAAATAGAGCAATCGATAATCGATTATTTTAGTGTATTAGGGAACGAACAAGACAAAGAAATGTTCTATGACTATCTAATAACCAATGTAAAACTATATTTTGATAAATTTGAAGAAGAGCTTTCAACAAAAATAGTAGAGCCAACTAATCCCGAATATGAAGATGCGAAAGACGCTGTAGCAGATGAAGCCCCCGATGCTGCTGCCGCTGGCGAAGAAGAAGCCGACATAGATTTTGATTCCTTGTTAGCTTAATTTTTTTCTTTACTTTTCCTGAAATATGTGCTATAAATACTGTGTATTAACGAAGCATTTGTTGAGTTGATTAAAACAAAGAAAGATTAAAAGTAGAGAAAAGAAAGAAGAAAAGATTATTATAGATATTGTTAAGATTAATTTGAAATTAATATTATGAACTATGAAGCCTTACTATGTTAAGGGTATAGCTATATCTTATAATATAAGATTCTGAGTATATAATGAAAAATCCTAGATCTAAAAAGAATAAAACACACCAATACAGCTTTGCTCGGTCGCTTAGGGAGGATGGTAAGACATCAAAACAGTTCGAAGCTATGCTGTCTAGTTTGAAACTAGAGGAGGTAATAGCTCTTAAGTTGGAATTGTCAGCTGAGCCTCTCAGAGGAAAACTTTTCGGTTTTCCTTTATGGAATTCTTCGTTTCATATTATAAAAAGTGCATTAATTAATTTTGCACTTTCTGCAGCATCATCTCATAAAGAAGCAGCAAACATACTTGGAATAAGTCTTTCAGAATTAAGAAAAAGCATTAAACAATTCAGCATTAAGCAAATAGGAGATGAGAAGTGATAAAATTCTTTTTATTGATATCGTTATTGGCACCTCCAGTCGCCAAGCAAGCACCAGAAAAAATTAAAGTACCAAAAAACTTAACTGTCAAGAAAGCAACAATAGAACAACTTTTTAAGTATTGCGAAACTTTATCGGAAAGTTACCAAATGCCGAAAACGATATATGATCCGGGCCCGTCAGTGCACCTACTCAGAATAGATGGGTGTTTGGAAACGAAATCACTTCTGATAGTTTCTTGGATAGGTAAGAACAGAAAGTTAGACAGGATTTTTACAGATTTAGTAGTGACTCACTATGCAACGTTCACATCAGAAAGAACTAAAAAACAACTAACAGTTAAGTATATCGACACTAAGTCTCAAAAACCTGTCGATCCTAGGTTACCTCCTGATTTTAGCGGTATGGGTTGGTATGCTTTTTACGATTTAGGTAACTAGTTACTTTAGTTTGTTGTGGTGAAAGGTTTTCGTAAGTTTTTAATATTCAATATGTTTAAATTTAGTTTATTAGTTTATAAAGACACGCCTAGGCGTGTCTTTTTATGCTAGAATGATAATTACTTATGATAAAGAGAACTTATGGGGGACAATATATATGAAAGCTTTTTTACACAAATTAATCAACTTATTCAATGCAGCTCACTGCTGCTGTTGCTGCGGATGTTGCGCATGCGAGAAAGGATGCTGCTAACGAATGCCAAGATTTACAGGACAAAATAAAATATGGGGGTGAACAGGTATCGACAGGGTAAGGATAATAATACGTGCAAGGCTGTGTGGGTAGGCACAGTAAAAATACCCAAAACTATAAATGCAAACGATGATATCGAAGCAATGGGGGACGTGGCATTAGCCGCAT